GCTAACCACCCAACAACGCGAGGTACCGCTGACGGTCGAACAGAATAAACACATGGCGGCGCTCAAACGTGACCTCCAAGTGATCGTGAAATCGGGAGTGCCCATTACCGCAGCCAATGAAGCTGCCGCACGCCAGAAATTTATTCAGATATCATTAGGTGCAATCTACGATGCTCGCCACCAATGGCATACCATCGACGCTTCGCCCCGGATCGAGGAACTCAAGGCGGTGATCGAGCAGGCCCCGGCTAAAATATTGATACTTGTGCCATTGACATCAGTTGTGAATCTGTTATATAAGCACTTGAAAGCTTGGCAACACGGTAACGCAAGAGCGTCAACCTATGTGGAAATCGTCAATGGCAATACAAGCGCGAAAGAGCGTTCACGTATCTTTCAGGAATTCCAAAACCCGAGCATGGACCTGCGTGTCCTCGTTGCCGATCCCGGCGTGCTGGCCCACGGGCTTGATCTCTGGCAAGCGCAAACGGTGATCTGGTTCGGGACCACGGATAAGACCGAGCTATACCTGCAAGCAAACAAACGAGCGCACAGACCAGGGCAGAAATATCCAGTGACCGTCGTGCAAATCGTGAGCAACCCGTTGGAGCGTGAGATATTCCGCAGGCTTGAAACAAACGAATCGCTGCAAGGCGTGCTGCTGAACGCCGTGAGAAAGGGAGACTTATGAGCTTATTATTCTCTGGCCAGACTTGGCGCATAACCAGCTCTTATTTTGTTGCAGGTATCATCGTTGCACAGGACGGAGTTATTGTCAAAACGGCACCGATCTTGAAAAAATTTAACAATTGGGCCGCTTACGCTTTCGAGCAGCACTGCACTAAACAAGGTTGGAAAGTAGAAAAGCTATGAATTCCTTAGATACGTGGATCGATGAACAGCACAGAGATATCATGCGAAATGTACCTAAAGGGCCAAACCCCCACGATCTCATAGTCGAGCATTTCAAGCTTGAGGACTGGCTGGAAGCCGAGAGCAAGCGTTTTGCCGAGCACATCAAGCCGGTCAAGGCGAGGATGGAGGCAATCAAACAGACATTGTTGGCCATGGCTATAGAACAAAAAGTCGATGGCTTTCCAACTGAGGCAGGCACTGCTTACAAATCGACAATTATGAATCCATCCATAGAGAGCCGGGAAACTTACCTCGATTTCGTGCTGGACAACTGGGAAGCCTGTGGTAACGAGATGCTGCAACTGCGGGCTCCCAACGTCGATTCCGTTCGCAACTATATGCAGGACCATGACGGAGATCTGCCACCCGGTGTCAAGACCGCGAACCTCGTCCGAATGAACATAAGGCGTTCGTAATGACACAAGAAGAATATTTCAAGCTCTGCCCTGAAGCTGCCCTTCCGACGTTCCACGGGCAGAAGCCAGACAAAGGGCTCATCGTTATTGGTCGTAAGTACCCTAATGAGGGCTACGCAGTAATCCGCTGCGGAAATACGGAAATCCAGGTTGGTTATACCCTCTTGCATGCTTTGACGCTGAGGATCGATAAAGAAAGCCCGTTTTTTGCCGCTCTTTCTGCGCTGCAAAACGCTCTGCATTCGATTGCCTGTGAAGCGTCCCTTGGACGCAAGGGTGATTAAGAATGACACACAAAAAATACGATGGCGGCGCTATACAAGGCTTTTACTTAGAAAAAGCCTTATGCGGTGGATGGACTATCGATAGTTCCGCTAATCAACGCGCTGGTATGAGGTTGTTATTCGCTGCATTTTCAACGCTTGACGAAGCCTTGGCTTGGATCAAAGAGAATCAAGATGATCGACCGTGACGGCGACAAAATCATCTTCTCATGCGATTGCTGTGAAATCGCGCCGCCCACTTATGACACTGTCCTCATATTAGACGACACCAAAGACGCCTGGAACATCGCGATGAATGCAGGCTGGCGCACTGTCGTAAATGCACATACACACGCCTGCCCGTCCTGTGCTAAAAAGCTAAGACAGCCTGTGCAACCAGTAGAAGAATAACCTCAATGATCGAACGTGACAGCGGCAAGATGCTGTTTGTTTGTGACGAATGCAACGAGGCATTCGAGTCGGAGGACGGCGAGACGTTCCAGGATACCTGGGCTGCCGCCAAGGATGACGGCTGGCGAGCCAGGAAACTGGGTAACGACTGGGTACACGCCTGCCCAGACTGCGCGAAGACCATCAGGATCTGATCGATGAACGAGAGCATAATGCCAGCAGCCGAAAGAGCGGCTTATGCCAACGGCTACGAAGCCGGGTTACATTCTCGGTTAGTTGAAAATGAAAAACTAAAGTACAAAATCGAACAGCTAGAGGCCGAGATCAAGCAACTAAAAGATCTAGTTAATCGCTATAGAACCATGCACCAATGGGAGATCTAAAAATGACAACGCAGCTTCCTGCCCATCTCGCTAACCTGCCCAACCGCAACCTCGCCGCTCGTGCTACCCAGGGCATGGGCTCGCAGATTCCACCGCATATCTCGATTCAAGGTAACAGGTTTACCCTGATCGACGCCGCCAATAACGAGCAAGATGCCGGACCCGTCATCGAAGCAGTCATCATCGACATCAGCGACGTGATGTGTAAGCGCTACATGGATCCCGACAAGCCTTGGACGCCGGACTCCAATGACCCACCACTGTGCTGGTCATCCAACGGTATCGGTCCTTCAATCGAGGCAGCCACACCACAGGCCGAGACTTGCATAAAGTGCCCGAACAACGTGCGTGGATCGGCAACCAGCAAGTTGTCTGGCGCTTCGATCAAGGCATGCCGGGACGAGAAATACCTTGCGCTTATGCTGCCAAAATATCCGGATATGATTTTCAGGCTGGTGTTAACCCCTGGCAGTTTCAAAAACTGGGATGGGTTCACTGCCTTGTTCAAGGGCCGCAACTTCGACATGGACAAAGTGCTGACCCAGTTTTCGTTCGTCCCCAAGGTCAATGGCGTGCTTGCCTTCAAGCCTACAACATTTCCTGGCGGATCGAATGCCTTCATCGACGCCGCCACGGCAAACACCATCCTCGCGGCGCTTAACGAGAAAAAGACTGATGCATTGGTTGGACGGCTTGACCGGCCAAGAGATGGTCTACTCGCACCGTCCCCTACGCAGGGGCAGCTCGCTACTGCCCCGAATGCGGTTTCCAAGTCATCGCCAGCCATGCCTCAAGCTGTGGAACATTTTAATTCCCCAGGGCTTTCGGGCACGACAACCGTTGCTGCTTCGGTGGAAGCACCTGCCGCTCCCGCGAAGCCGCGTGGCCGCCCGCGCAAGGCTGCGCAAGAAGCTCCTGCCCCTGAAGGTCAGCCTTTCGGAGCCGAGCCTACCGCTACCGCGCCGTTCATGCCATCCGCCCCGCCCGCTACCGGCAACAGCGGCTTTGGCATCCAGCAGGGCGTAGCGCCAAATCCCGAGCTACAGAACGCCATCGATAATATGTTTGGGCCGCAGTCATGACCAAGAAGATCCAAATCCCGAAGGGAGCCATCAAAAAAGGTGGCAAGATCTACAATCACGCTGGCCGGATGATCGAGCTATATCAAGGCCGATGGCGTGTCGTTAAGCACGGAGATCGCGACGGCTGGTGGCGATTCAACGAGCACTATGACCGCGATGGCTACTGCGATAACCCAGGACGAGGCTACTGAATGCGCTTGACCGAACGTCTTAACACCTGCCTGCGAGACGGTAACCTGACGGTTGCCGATCTCGCGGTCCTGTTCGACCGGCCATACCCTACCGTGCGAACCTGGGTCCACGGCGGTAGCGTGCGGGCAGCATCGCACGATCTCGCTGAAATCGAGAAGCGCTTAGTGCGGATTGAGAAGCTGATTGGCATCGGCAAGAGACTGCCGGTGCCCCGGCTGCCGCGCGATGAACGAGTTGAGTATATCAGGGAGTTGGCAACGTCATGAGTTCATGGGAAAAGGGTGAGGTAACCGGAAAAGGATTTATAACAATGAAAGCCCCCGGTAGTGGTGGTAGTGAACCCGATATGGTCAACCATCCTCCGCACTACATAGGCACCAACGGCATCGAGGCTATCGACGTGATCGACGGCTTCAACCTTACCTACAATCTCGGCGCGGCCGTCGCTTATCTTTTACGATGTCAGAGCAAGGGCGATCCGGTCACCGACATGCGCAAGGCGGTCTGGCACATTTCCAGGGAAGTCGAGCAGCGTTTGCGAGCGCAACAGAAAAGCCTGCCAGACGAGCGAATGTTCAGCAAGGATCTTTTACGGAAAACAGGCGAGGAATAATCGTCATGGTTGCTAAAACAATATGGGTAAGGGCTCTCAACTTTGAGAAAATAACTTTTGCTGAGTTCACTGCTAAGATAATGGAGGTGATGCGCGATATACCTCCAGGCTATGAAAAGTACGTAATTGTATCTATCGATACTTGGTATGACGACGATGATAAAGCCACTGCCGATATCACTTTTACTTATTGCCGGGAAGAAACCACCGAAGAAGCAAACGAGCGTATCAGGCAAGACAAAGAAAAATGGAAGCGTGACCCTGACCGTTATCTAGAGGAAGAATTGGAAAAAAGCTTTTGGAGAAGATTAAATAAACAGAATCCAATAAAAGACAGGGCATAATCTGATTTGACAAGTACTAAGGTCCTGGTACCATCATGCTGGGGGACAGCGAAGGAGGGCAAGGCAGGAAACATCGCTATCATGAACCCCTAACAACCAACTAGAGGAACTATCACATGCGCAAGTTGCTATTATCGACCACCCTGGTTCTCGCCATGGCGGCACCGGCCAACGCCGATATTGTTCTATTCGGCCTTAGCGACGTGCTGTCATTCCGTGATGTCGGGGCTCAGGGCTTCGGCGACTTCCACCGGGCGTTGACCCTGCAAACCAACGACATCGAATTCGGTGCTCGTGGATTTGGTAACACCCAGATTGAGCAGGCTATCAACGGCGCCGACAAAGGCAATACCCCAACCATCAGTCAATTGGGCTGGATGAGCGGCATAAACGTCGGCATCGGCTTCAACACCGATCAAGCGGGCCAGCATGACGGCATCACCATGCAAGCTCTAGGCTTGGTGGTGTGGGATACGACCGGGACTGCCGTGTTCACGGCGCATCTTGCCACTTCTCCGATCAACTTCAGCGCGGCTGCACTTGCCCTCCAACAGGGTAATGGCAATGCCGTGTTTGACTTTGAACTAGATGCGGCAGAGCGTCAGGAATTCAATAACAAGGTAGCGAACGTAGCTGGCAGCCAGAACTTCACGGTTGGACTTAGCGCGATCCTTGGCTGCGGCTCCGCTGGAGCCCATGGGACCTTCAACACCCCTGGGTGTCTGGTGTCCGATGACGGACCCGACAGCTTTGTGCTGTTTAATAATGTGGTGGTGCCAGCGCCACTCGCGGGTGCTGGCATCCCTGGGATTCTCGCAGCCTGTGTCGGGCTGTGGGGACTCGCGGTGCGCAGGAAGCGTCGTCTTGGCATAGCGTAAACAAATAGGCCAAGCCCGGTGGCCTGGGGCAGGGTTAGCTTAACTCCCAATCCTGCCCCCTCTCCTAATCGGTCGGATGTGGACCGTCCGGGCGCGCATTAACTTTATAGGAGCCGTTGTGGCTAATATCCGCATTCCGTTGCCGCGAGTGCCCGTCTGGCTTACCCGCGCTCTCGACCGTTATTCAGAATGGGCCGAGCAGCCGACCGGCCCCACGCTATGGTGCTACACGGTCCTGCGCCGGGACTGGGTCAGCATAACCCTCATCACGATTATCAGCGCCTCCTTCGCGCAACTTACAGGCTCCTGGCAGGGCTTTGTCATGGGTATCGGTGCCGGTGTGTTTTCCTGGGTGATGGTCGAGATGTGTACAAGAGAATAACCCGAATGGCACTTCATGAACAAGCAGTCGGTTTAAGTGATGAATGGTATACGCCGCCACACGTTTTCGATGCGCTTGGTACGAGGTTTTATATGGACGTTGCAAGTCCAGGACAACATGTGACCCCATGGATACCAGCAGGTTTTTTTATTACGGCTAACAGCCTTGAAAAAGTATGGCTAGGTTGCGTGTGGATGAACCCTCCATTTGGCAAGCGGAATGGAATTATACCCTGGCTCAACAAATTCATAGAGCATGGCAACGGAATCTGCTTGGTTCCAGATCGTACCTCTGCGCCTTGGTGGCAAGCCTGGGCACCGAAGATGGATCTGATCCTGTTTGTTTCACCTAAGCTGAAATTTATCGGCGGTGACGGTCGTCCTAGCATAGCCCCAGCTCAAGGTAGTTGTCTTGGCGCGATAGGTGAGCCAGGGCGCTTAGCACTGGTTAAAGCAGAAAAGGCAGGGCTTGGCATTTTAATGCAGCCGTGGTCGTTATAATGCGCAAGGTTCTTCCAACCAGACGCCGCGCCGAGACTTTCGTGTTCGACCACGACACGCTTAAATTCACCGCCACCATCGGGTATTACGGTAACGGACGCCCCGGCGAGATCTTTCTAAACTGCTCAAAGCTGGGTACCGGAGCCGACTCAAATGCCAGGGATGCCGCTATCGCGGTTAGCATCGCCCTGCAACACGGTGTGGAGATCGACACCCTGCGCAACGCCATGACCCGCAACTCAGATGGCAGCGCGTCATCGCCAATCGGGCATCTGCTCGATTTATTGCAAAAGGACAGCCGATGATCAACAGAGTCTGGCTTATGCGGGCGATGTGCCACGTATCGTCGGGCCAGTGCAAATGCGCAGACCGTGGTGGATCGGCCGACGACTATGACGCATGTCGAATTGTTTCCAGGCACGCTAACGCCATTATCGCAACCAAAGCCCGAGAGGAGGCTGAAATGAAAAAGTCCGCAAGTGAGCAGCTTGCTAACCTGAAATCGGCTTTCGTGGAGCACGACATCCCGTTCCATAAGACCAGTACTATTTATTGGGATCACGCAGGCCCACTGATCACTTACACGGCCGGTCTTTTGCAAATTTCCAGTCTCAACCCTGAAATTCACACGAAGTGGCGCATGAGCCGCAGTGAGATGTTCATGGTTGGCGTGCGATTTATCAAGGCTGCGCTGTTTAGCTAATGGAGGAAACTAATGTCCACAAGCTCAAATATGCGGCTGGCCGTTTCGCTTGGAAAAATGCAGGCTGCTATCGAAGCGCTTGAATTACCCCACATCCGGCGAGGTGATCCCGACAGCCTGGAAGCGATAGGTTCGTACGCCTTGGAATTCGCCAGGATAATAGACGAGTACTTCCTCGTCCTTGGCCAGGAGCTGGAAAATAATGCCCCTTGCAAGATCGGCATGAAGTGCTTTACCAACACGTTCACACGCGCAGTCGAGGGCTCCGCTGATTTCGAGGCAAGACGAGCGGCCGACATTTTGAGGGAAGAGCTGGCAGAGGAGGAATGGAAATGACAAATAATCCTTACGCCCCAATCCTCGAAGCCTTCCCGGCCGATGTCGAGGTCACGCGCTACGATGATCGGGTGGAATTCAGGATTGCTGGCGAGAGCAAAAGTGCTGTCATCGCCGAGACGGAACGCATCAGCAGCATATGTGCTGGCAAGGCTCCAATGGCGGAAGGCCGCCCTTATTTGAGATTTTTAGGCCCGGTATCGTGGGGTATCAAGGGGGCCGAAGAATACGTTGTGTATGGCGAGCTACGACTTGTTACTTAGTTTATCGGGAACGCGGTTGTCGGCGGCGTAAAATTGGACGAGTACCGGCCAACCCCCTGCGTCCAACGATAAGCACCAATCCAGCCGCTATAAGGACGACTCCCTGCACCTTGCCCACCAAGCCCATAGAAAGAGCCAGCACTCTGCGCTTGAGACACCGTGCTAGTTGTAGCTCCCGCAATCCCGCCGATGAACATTCGGCATGTGGTTCCGTCCCGGCAAATAGCGAGATGGTACCAAGTCAACGTCGATGGGGACCATGAGTTTGAAAAATGTCCACCTGAATCCCAATTAAACCAATCCAAGGAACCGCCAGAATAACGTAAAAACGATCCTCCCGCACCAGGGTTAGCCCCATTCGTGAATAATACCTGATCTCCAGCAGTCGAGTTGAACATAAACCAGCCTTCGTGCGTAAAAGCCGTTCCTTGCGCCCAATCTGCGGATGAATTATTTGCTGCGAGCCAGTCGTTTGAACCATCGAAGAAAGCTGCTGATGTTCCGAATTTGAATTGTGCCGTATCGGTTATTGTACCACTTGCAGTCATCGCATGCGCCGACGTACTCAAATCAGTAAACGTCGTGCCGTTATCTGCCCCCTGCATATCTAGCAGCAACTTAACCGATGAAAAGCTTGGATCAGCAGGAGCGTTGGGCTTGCCATGATGTTTACGGGCAGTAGCAGCGGCGTGCTTCGCTCGTGATCTACGCCGATAAAGTTCCAGTCTCATGTGAAGTTGCCTATCCCGATGGCGGTGACATTAGAACCAGTTGTGATTTTCCAAGCCCCACTGGTGGAAATGATGGCAAGCGGCACATAAATCGGCGCTAGATCGGCAAGCGCAGTGGTGCCGCCTCCTGCGAAGATGGAGATCGAAGAACCAGAGCCATCCTTGATGGACACCGCACCAGCGGCGGTCGTGCCTGGGACGATAAGCACCGCTTCCAGGTAGTCCCCGGTCGCACCAGCAGCACCAAGCGCTTGATCGGTCTGCGAAGCGGCCACTGTCTCGTATTCACCAGCCGTGACGTTGGCCGAGTCGGTGTGAAGCGTGTTAAGCTGTGCAGTGACCGTACGTAGTTTTGCAGAAACACTACCCGTGGAGCCTTGCGTTGCAGCAGCATCGCCGGTCGCACCTAGTGTCGTGTTGCCAGTGTCTTGCTTTGCCTCAGTGGCAGGCGCAGTAATTATCTTCGCCAGGATCGAGGTCAGGCGCGCGATCTCGGTCGTCTGGTTGGCGGCAGAAGCATCACCGCCACCGCCATCCCCACCGAGACTGGCTGGAGCACCATCTTCTCCGACAACAAGGACTGGCGTTGCCATGACTGGATCGTATCCGGTCGGACCTTTGATAACGGGGAGCACTGCATCTACCATAGGTTGTCTCCTTTTTAACTAGTCGGGAACGCGGTTGTCGGCGGCGTAAAATTGGACGAGTACCGGCCAACCCCCTTAGTCCATCGATATGCCCCAATCCAACCATTAAATGGACGACTGGAACCCCCCTGCAAGCCTAAGCGGTAGAATGTGCTGCCACTGAGAGTCTGCGATGCTGTGCTGGTCGTAGCTTGGGCAACACCATCTATAAACATACGGCATGTAGTGCCATCACGAGAAATCGCGAGGTGATACCAGACACCGGTTGACGGCGACCATGAATTCGAGAAATGCCCGCCTGAACTCCAATTAAACCAATCCAGCGATCCTCCGGTATAGCGTAAGAACGCTCCGTTACCTCCAGGATTCGCACCGTTGCTAAACAGCACCTGATCGCCAGAAGTCGAGTTGAACATATACCAGCCTTCATACGTGAAGGCAGTACCTTGATCCCAATCCGAAGATGACGACTCGACCGCCAGCACATCGTCAGTGCCATCGAACTTGGCAGACGATGTCCCGAATTTGAATTGCGACGTATCGGTGTGAGTGTTGGTACCGCTCACCGTCATGGTGTGAGCGGAACTGCTGAGGTCGGTAAATGTGGTTCCGTTGTTGGTACCCTGCATATCCAATAGCAGCTTGACCGACGCAAAACTAGGATCACCGACAGCGGTACCGACAGCAGGAGCATCGCCTACCCCACTGGCAGCACCAGCGGACGCAGCAGTCAATGCACCAACAGCCGAAGCAGCGCCTGTACCACTGGCAGAACCAATAGCTACACCAGAATCGGATGGCGCGGAAGCAGCGCCTACCCCACTGGCAGCACCAGCAGATGCAACAGTCGAGACACCCACAGCAGTAGCAGCGCCTGTACCGCTGGATGCGCCGACAGACGCAGTAGTTGAAACGCTAACTGCGAGAGCTTCTCCAATTCCAGCGGCAATTCCGGCACCAATAGGCTCAGCACCCAATGTCGGAAGATCAGCATCGGAAACCGGGGCATACATCCTAATTTTTGTAATGACCGTAGCGGAAGTGGTTGCGAGTGAAAAACCAACCGCATCGGCAGGCACGTCGATACGTGGATTAGCCTTTGCCGTAGTCGTAACACCATTAACCGATAATGCCATATTAGTTGTACTTAGTGTCATATTGGCATTATTAACACCCGTCGCGGTCATCCCTGGCAAGTGATCGAAAATATCGTCAAAATCGGCGATTTTAGTCTGGGTAGAAGGATCGACTTGCACATCGATAGTCAGTCCAGTCGTAAACGCCGGATCATCAAATATCTGCACTTCAAGTCGCGGTGTCAGTCCACTGGCAGTCGTCATATCCCAGCGGACAGAGGTCCCTGCGAGAAAAGTATCAAGCGCAGGCCCAATAAATCCACCCTCGACTGGGGCACGCAATCCGGTTCCAGCTAGAATACGACTAGCATCGAATGGCCCAAAAAAGCCATTGCTATCAATCAAGTCAGTTATGGCAACAGATACACCGTCAACTGTGTAAACCTCGTTGAAGAAATCCATAACAATAAGAGACCCAACTGGCGCAGGTGGCTCTTCTACAAGAACCGCAGCAGCCTGCGAAGCTATAATGCCAAGTACGCTAAGCGACATATTTAAGAGCCTGTAATCGGATCGAGCAACCCAAATACATCCCATTCGTCATCGTCAACTTTCCTTATGGCTATAACCGCCCCCTTCTTGCTAGCTACTAAATCAAAATCGTCTTCTGGATAATTGATAGTTACCCCGCCAGTTTCAGGAACAAACGTCATAGACATCCCAGACACGCCAAGCCTGTATTCAATAACAGTTCCGATCACATGATCGGCGGTCGCATCGGAAAGTATGGTGATTTCTGTGCCGGTTGATGAATTGCAACGCACATACTTTTCAGCGTGGGCTAGGATTGTTGTGATTGCATCAGAAGTGGTCTTGATTATCCCGGTATTGGGCTGGGTGAGCGAAAAGATGAAGCTATAATAAGAGTGCCCCATGCCGTCGTTGGCACCGGCATCAAAAGGTGTAGCTGTCGTGTGATCGAATATCGTAAGCCAAAAACTACCATCCGCAGTGAACACATCGCCAGTTAAGTACGTCAAGCCATTTGCGAACTCACCACGCGGCCTCCAGCTAGAAGTCGGTACTGTCACGGTAAAAGTCGTGTAGTCAGTCAGGGTAATCGTCATCTGATTACCGACGACCGTTATGTCATCGATGCTCGCCGCTACTGGCGGATTGTCCTCAATCGCTGTTATGCGCCCGTCGAGATCATCGGTGTTTCCATCACCCTCGTCGGCGGTGAGGTTGCGGGATAGATCGCGGCGACGAACTAAGACCATATTATGTACCTGTCCACAAGTTATACTTAGTCACGTTTCATAAACAAAGTTACACTGATGGACCCCGGTGCCAGTTCGGCCCCAGGTGCGGCTTCTAGCTCTGCGTGATCGATACTCCACGTCGATCCATCAAAATCAGCAGTAATACCAGTCGCATCTACTATGACGCTTTCACCCGTTTCCACTAAAGTATTACCATAGACGCCACGGATATTACCGATAATCACTTCGGCATCACTGGGGAAGGCCACACAACGAGGTCCTTGACCATCACCTAGGATACCTTGCAACTGGATCGTACCGAAAGCCGCGGGAATAACTGTTTGTACGAACTCCATAAATAGCCGTTCAAATGGATCAAATGTAAAGACAGTATCGCTAATACTAGGTTCTCCGTGGACAGTCACGCCTTCCAGCGGAGTAGAATACGGTCCTTCTATACGCAAGACAGAATCGTACCCGGTGCTGATAGTGACCGTCCCCGGCTCAATTATGTCAGGATCTTCACATGACTCGCCTGGAACACCGCCAGAATCAACAACCCCAAACCACTGCCAACCTAAACTGAGACTCGCTGAACCCCACTTTATGTTGACAGGCTCCTGCACAGGATCAAACCTCCAAGAAGGATCAAAACCTTCATCGGGATCTGTATCAACTGGTGCATCGGCTTGGTCAAATTCAACATCGTTCCAATCAAGCAGCCATATCTCTTTATTGTAAGTAGGTCCTGAACCTGTTTTCAGAGTCACCTCGTCAGTACGCTTGATGTCAATCCAAGAATCTCTCGAATGCCCCTCTTCTGTACCTTTGATCCTGACTGTATGAGTCTTTCGGATTGGTAGAGCTTCATCGTCATCAGTTCTTGATAGTGCATGAATACGTTTCTGATAAATGAACCCCCGCCCGGTCTTAGTCGAGAACTCATCGATAATCTCTACGTCAACCTTTTGATTAGGGTCATCACTATCACTGGGATCGGGGGAACCATCAGGCATTTTAGCTTTATGCGTAATGGTCTTTGTATGGATATGTCTAGTCGTGTTTGGTGAGTCATTCAAAAATGACAAAATATGCTTTTTATAAATTTCACCTTGTCCATGTGTGAGCGTCAATTCATCGACAATCCGCACAGGAATATACTGATTGGCGTTATCCGGGTTCTTGATATGCTTTATGCGTCCGGCTTTAGGCATGGAGAAGAACTACTCTAAGGGGGGGAAGCAAATGCGCTACTTTGTAAAGCTTGCTCTTTAAGTTTAGTATCCATATAAAGTGTGGTTGTTATACTAACGCTACCACTCAGAGACTTTCCACTACCGCCTTTTCCTGGCGTCAGAATAGTATTTTTAGGCTGAGACGCAAACGTACTAGGAATCCGTCTGGCTGGCGTTACATCCTGCGTCTGGAACGGACGTACTATACGTTCTATGGGCATTACACGGCCAGTGCTGCTAGATCGATTTGTTTAGGGGGCTTCAACACAGTCGTTTCTATATCGTATTGGTAAGAGAAATTACCACCTAGTGAAACGAGTTCGATTTCATACCAACGGGGCACTTTCGCAAGCTCACCTGATACAGAGGTTTTACTTAGCTGCTGTCTTGAGAACTCGTTTGCAATAGATTGTTGCACACTGGACCCCTCCGGTAGTTGCGCGAGAGCGACCTGTGCAGCTAGCCCTGTATTAATAGCTGTAACTTGCTCTGCTAGGCTTGCTCCACGCACCCCCGGTTGCCCTACAACACTTTGACTATCAGAAAGCGGAAAGACCAGCTTATCATCGACTGCTTTATACACCGGACGTGAGTAACCAATGTCCCCTGTATCGAGAGCGAGCGTGCCTCCTTCTTCCGCATAATAAGCATCTATGTAATCGTCTATATAGACATTTTCACCTTCCACGTCCTCAACCGTACCTCCATTTCCCACAGAGCAGGCTATGGTGATAGTACCAAATCTCCTTCCACCGTCTACTGTGAGTACACAGCTAACGATCTTGCCGTAGGCTCCCAGGTCACCAGGGATGCGCCGGTCGAACAGCCAGCCATTCTTGCGCAAAGTAATTGGCACCGCACGCGCGAATGGTACGTCGAAGGTTATCCTGACAGCCCGAGAAGCTGCCAGCAACTTAGCACGTCCAAAATTAAGTAAATACTTTATGCTGTCTTGTCCACGATCACTGGCAAAATAAGAAGACGAAGATAGATCTCCAATGGCAGGGCCAATCATTACCCCGCTAGTACCTAGGCTTGTCCAGACTACCGTGTTGTCATTAGTTGTAGCTCCAGAAGTGGTACCGAAAACGGGCTCTAATAGGCCCGTCGTTCCTGGAGTTGTGCATAGCTGAAGTGCGGCACTTCCAGGTAAGACAGGCCCCAACGAAACCCAAGTAACTGTGTTGTCAGCAGTGGTAGCCCCACGAGTATCATTGAAATTAGGCTCTATAATCCCGGTGGTGCCCGCTGTTCGCACCTGCTGAAAGCTGGCACCATTGCGCCGCTTGAGGATCAAGCCCTCAGGGACTGCCACGCCAGCTACAGGCGGTGGAACCGGTGGGATAATGGTATCCCAGAGCGTGAAACGAGGAGGCTTCGGTAAAATCCTCTGCCCAGTCGTAGTGATAGCATTGGGTAGCCAGTCTGGGGTTTCATTTAATGCCGTATCCCCCATCGCAACCCAGATCACGGTGCCATCGGTTGTAGCGACTCCAAATGTGTCACTGAACTCTGGCTCAATCAGTCCGGCAGTTCCGGCTTGAATAGCTACCTGGAAAACAGACGCAGTAAATTCAGTATCCACAACAATGACGGTACCAATAACAACCGGCTTTCCCTTTATCGAAAGCCAGTTCAAGGCGTTGATCATCGGCTGACCAACATCGTTACCGCTCTTGGAAATGACCTCCGGTTGTCCAGATTCTTCTATCTGCAAATCCGACCTCAAGGTGAAACGAAGCCGTTCTGTCCTATCCCTGGCGGCTTTGTAAGCTAAATGCATCGATCCGCTAACTGTCCATAACGGGACTGTTACCGATGTAGTTCTTAAAGAAGCAGCCCTGTTTACCTGTGGATCGGAGTAAGGATCTAATAACCCGATTACTTCCTGATGCGTGAGTTCAGCAGTTATCCCGCTCGCTGAAGGTATTGTGACCGCTGTATCAACTAACAATGTATCCCCATTGATATGTTCTTTTTCATGATTCTCCCATTTTGCGTGCAATGAAATAGAAGTAGAATCTGCAATATGGTTTGTATCATTGACAACAGACGAAGTAACCGTCCAACCATCCCCCAAGGTAGCCAACGGCTTTGGCCAATCTCCAATAAATCCATCCCCTGTATACGTTTGGAATATGCCAGTTTCAATAAACGTGCCACCTTCAGCCGACTGTGTCCAACCCACATCTGCAATGATCTGCACAACACTCTGCGGATTCTGATTGATCTCCTCTTTAACGCTATTATACGGTACTTCATCGTCGTCAATCAGAAAGACCTCTACCCCATCCTCCCCTACGATGATATCTGATGTAGTAACTTCAAGCCTGATTGGATCAACGTGCCATAATCTTGGGTAACCCTCCAACACAGTATTAGGATCGTCGGCTTTGTTGGCATCAATGAAGACACGATCATAATTCGGAAGTGTCTTTAGAGTCTCTGCAATATCCTGCATCTGCTCTTCTTGGTCAGACGCCTTACAATCAAACTGGTAAGTGATGCGCTCCCCAATCAGATCGTTTGGAATAGGAATTAACTTACCAAAACATATAGGTACAATCTCATCAATAGCTTCTATGTCATTTTCTTCGTCAGCAGGTTCTATACGATGATACGATACCCAAGCCCACTGTTTTCGCCCAGGAGCAAGCGGGCCTTCCAAGGGATTTCTGAAAACAATGGTGAACTTCGGGTTTTCCCCCTCGTTGTGCTCACGGCTAAAAGACTTGACCGTGACCTCGTCTTCACGAAAGTACTCAGGCAGGAATACGTTATCCTCCTCGTTAACCCATGCAAATCCAAACGCAATATACACGACTTAAGAATCCCCATCGAAGTCTGGCACTTCTCGTAAGCTAATTCTCCAATTGTATTTAGCTCCATACTCATCGAAATCGGAGCTAAGACCAAGGATAACCATCCTCATTGATGGCCGATAAAATATGAAGTCACCTTCTGTACGGGAAGAACCGGTAACCACTGCGCGTCCCGGAAATCCATCCGCTACCGGATATGAAAGCTCCTTGCAACACTCAACGTCTACCTGCATTCCCGGCCATAGGTTGTCGAACGAAGGCTCCTCAAAATCAGAGCAGGATATTTCGGATTGATACAGCCTGAACTGTATGTAAGAAAAATCGATAGGACGCGCATTCCAGGAAAGTTCAACCTGATTTGACTCCGCAATTGGGTCCAACGTCTGGCTGAGCCCTCGCGCAGAGTACTTCGTTATGAGCGGAGTACCTTCCGTCGTGGATATCTTCAGCAGAGTACCTGTTGTGTTTAGGGGCATATTAAGAAGTGTACCAACTGGGTTTCTTGGCGATTCGGGATATGCTATGTTTCACAGCTTCTTTTTCAACATGATCCACAGCCTTGCCTTGCCCAGTGAATGGGCCGTGTGGTTTACCGCCATCAATTGATAGGAACAGAGCGCGACCTGTGTTACCTCCGCTATCGCCACCGAAATCCACAGGTCCACCGCTTGCCAGTTGTGGTATGGAATTCCTGGTCATTACTCCAAAATCCGTGACAAATCCACCCATGCTAAATTCCGGTAACTTTTTCAAATTATCCAGTACCTGTAAATTGGTGCTGAGACTGTTCGTGGTAGCGTTATTGAAAATAGTACTAATATTGCGCACTTGGCCACCGAAATTAAACTTGGGAAACTTAAGATTGTTAATGTCATGAAAGAACGGTAGCCCATAGTAATCTACCGCAGCCGCTCGATGCACGAACTCCCCGCGCGACAGCCGTGCCAAGATGGAATCGCTTGTCTTGGTGCCTGGACCTCGTATGAACCCGGCCGGTCCGCCACTGGCAAGCTCTGTTGCAGATCCACCAGAACCGCTGGAAGCGGTACTGATAGCATCTGTAATGCGGCTGGCTGCGGAATCTACCGCTGTACTGATATTCTGCACTGCTGCTGTGGTCGCTTGCACAGCGGTAACGACCGAGCCAATAGCGGTCACAATCGACTGAAACCCGGTACCTAAGCTGGATGCTTCGGTTGTGAGACTGGTATTTAGCGTATCCAGCTTTGCGCTATCTCCACTCAACGTGGTGGAGATCGTGTTGAGAACCGTGGTGATAGCTTGTATATCGGTCGAGGTAGCTGGGGTACCTGTCGCCCCCGGCGCTGCTGGTGTTGCAGGTGCCGCTGCCGGTGTGCCTGTCGTGCCAGCCTGCGGGGTCGCCCCCGCCATCCGCGCAATGTTTTGCCCAATAGATGCAAGTGTCGTGGAAATTGCACTAAAAGCAGAACTGATGGCTGTCTTCAAATCCTGAATTGCGGATATCACCCCATCCTGAGAGATAGTGACAGGACCTTGAGCAGTAGTGACAGGAACCCCGCCACGGTCAGTTGCAACAGCGCCCCCGCCAGCAGATCCTTGTGGGGCAGCAGCCTGTTGTTGACTTACCTGCCTGCTCAATCCAGATATTGCATTTATTATCGATTGTAACCCAGAATTGATGCTGTCATTAATAACCTTCGTATTATCATTCGTCCTGCCTATAGTAGCCAGAATTGAATCTAGCTTGCTAATGACATTTCTTATAGCTCCGCTTATGGTTTCGGCCGACTTGTCAATGGCGTCTGTTACGGTTTTTATACCTTGCGTGCCAAAGAATGAATCTGAGATCGATATAGGTCCGGTTGCGGTCGAGCTACCAGTAACCGGGCCACCCGTCGCAAAGCCGGGAAGCCTCAGGTTATTCAGGGCATGAAAAGTACTAACACCATATTTAGCGACAGCAGCAGCCTTGATAACAAATTCATGGCGAGACAGGCGCGCTAGAATACTGTCACTTGTAGTGGTTCCGGGACCGCGCACGAAGCCGCCGCCCGCTCCACCTGGGACAGGCGAACTGGCATTGGCTTGAACAGCTTGTATAACCCCATCGAGTTTTGACTGTATGTTGGTTGACGCATTATCTATAGAAGCTACGATCCCAGAGACGATCTCATTCAATGCAGTGACTCTGGCGCTAAGATCTTGCAGCCACGTCACCATGGTAGAAGTATTTTGCGCGATAGCACTTAATTGAGTATTAAGGGCCTCTTGTAAGCCGGTTAGCGCGGTACTCAACGCGCTTAATGGAACGCCGATACTATTTTGAAAATTAGTTAATGTATCATTAATGGTAGTAAGAATGCTGCTTGCAGTAGTCAACGCTGTGGAAATAGCAGTATCCACAGGGGTAGGCGTAGCAGGGGTAGGCGTAGCAGGGGTAGGCGTAGCAGGGGTAGGCGTAGCAGGGGTAGCAGGGATAGGCGTAGCAGGGGTAGGAGCCAATTGCCTTATAGCTTCAACAGTCTGTGCAGTATCGTCCTGTATAGCTGTTATTAATGGCCCAAACATCCCCTCAGGTTGTACAAGCGGCGCTTCTTGAATAAGTTTGGCTTTCCCTGCCGCTGTATTAGCTTGAAATTCAGCTTCAAGTTTCTTTATCTCAGCAATTGCCGCTTCGTCAGCAGGTCCATGAGGGCCAAACATACCCTCAACAGCCCCTTTAATTATATCGGCAGACTCCTTACCCGATTCCTTAATTACATCGACAAGCTTATTTATACCGGCATCTGAACCAATAAGAGGCCCCTGCGGCGCTGCCGTTGTAGTAGGCTCCATTGGTGTAGTTTGTTGCTGTACTTGTTGTGGCGCTATCTTCTCCAAAATAGTTTTTACTGTATCCCTAATTTCTGCAACTAACCCGAATAATCCGTCCAATGTTTCAGCAGATTGGACCAATATAGCAGCTATCGTTTCCAGCTTATCCAAAGAACTATTACGGGCGTCTTCGATATTAGCGCTAGCTGGAACTCCCGCTCGCGCGAGTTGGCCCTCTTTTCCAGGTACCGAGAAATTCTTGATAGTCTCAATCCAGGTATTGATGGTGTTAGACAGAGAAGAGAAAAATCCTTCCTCTTTACCAACCCCAGCCTCGAAACTGGTGGTCAACATTTCCAATTCACGAAATACGCTGTCTAACCTAGCAGCAGCTTCAGGTGCTAGTGGAGTAGCTATCGTGGCACCTGCACCAGTGGCATGTAACACATCGGCAATGCCTTGCGGCATCTGCTTGATGGTTTCTTCCAGTTCGCGTATGATCTGGTCGTCTAATATTTGCTTCTTTTCAGCAGCAGTTTGGCCAGTGCGATCCTCAATTCGCGACCGTCCCAAGGCTTCTTTACCAAGCGCATCGAAAGCGTCCTCTACACGCTTCGACGCAGAAACATCCGCATCCACAGCTTTTTCAGCTTCAGAAAAACTGAGAGTTAGTTTTTCCAATTCCGCAAACAGCGCGGATTCTCTGACAGCAGCCTCTGGAGAAAGCTCTGAAGGCTTGGATTCCGGTTTGAATTGGAATTGTGACTTATCCAACTCATCGATCTTGCTTCCAAGAGTTTTGAATAGATCATTTAATACGTTATTAATAGCATCAGATACTTCTGGACTTGCTCCACCCTGTTGAGTATGTATTTCACGACCTTTGGCAATAATTGCCTCTACAAGGTCTGTGAGCTTCTTGTTTTCATCCGCTGGAACTTGTGTAGTAAGTTCTTTCTGCCTATCAATTTCAGTAAACGCCTCCTTGAACTTCTCCTGAATCTGATCAACATTTTCTTTTAGCTTATCCAAGCTAGTAGCGGTACTATCGGCAGTAGTCCCCAGCTCGATAAATTTCTGAGGCAGTATTTCAAGCTTATCTCTATCAATCTGGACCTTGAATTCTTCCCCAGGGGGTCCCTTTGGAAATGGCCCCTGAATAATCTTCGTACGAGATCGCTCCACCGCAGCATCTATATCAGCGGCAGTCGGCCCCGACGCCCCTCCTCCACGAGAACCCGGCTGCGCGTTAATACCGCGATCCTCGGTATCCCTGGCAGCGGCCGTAGGAGCTATATGTGGCTTGAAATCTTTGGTTGTTTTATCAAGATCGCCAAAAAGATTCTTCCAGATGCCTTTAACTGAATCAGCAAAGGACTGGAAAGTACCAAGCATATTATCAGTCGAATCTTTAGTCTTGTTCTCTAAATCCTTAAGGGACGAATCTCCTCCGGTAAGAGCGTCCTTGAGTACCTTCCCAAGCTCGTTGAGATTCTCTAATGCAGCCCCCGGCTTGATTTCTTGCAGCTTTTTATTTATCTCATTCTTACGTCGCTCATACTCTTGCGGATCTAGCGTACCTTTTATCTCCTCTAGTTTTTTAAATGCATTTTCCAACCCAGCAAGTGTGTGAGCCTTATCAAATACATTGAGCAGATCTTTAAGTGCGGTAAATAGTAGTATGACAGGAAGTACCACAAGCCCCAATCGGGCGATTGCAGGAATAAGGGTTGTCGTTACCGCAATTGCAGCTCGACGCAACGCCGGTACCAAAGCCACTGTAAGTATAGCAGCCACGGCCAATATAGCTTCAGCAACCACCTTGGCAGATACTTGAATGCCAAAAAAGTCTTCTGCGAATTTAGATATTGCACCACTAATTTTAGCCAGTTCATTTAGTACCGCATCGGCAGCGGCAGTTATTTCTTTGCTAAATAGTATGATTACTGCAATTGCCCCAACAATGGCGGCTACCCAAGCTAATGCGGCTCCGACCGTTAGGGTAAAAGCCCCTGCAATGAGATTGACACCGAGACTGAGAGCAGCAAGAGTACCTCCTACAACACCAATACTGAATGCAACAACCTGCAATAAATCTTTTAGTAGGGTGAGGGCACCACTTGCCTCAAGTACAATGGCTTTGAAGAGTCTTCCTGGACCCACAAACCCAGAGACAGCCGCAAGCAGCAAAGTAAGCTCTATCACCGCATTTGGTATCGCCGTGACAATATCCTTGATGGCGAGAGTCGCCTCGAAAATCCATTTAAAATTCTGGTCGGATGCCTGCTTCTTCCCTGACAGTGCTTCTGTGAAGGCAGTCCATGCTCCAGATAAAAATGTCTTGATCGTAGTGCCAAGTTCCTGTAGCCCCTTAATGGTAGAGGTAATCCACGGATTTTTAACAACCGCCTGATTACCGGCTAAAGCCGCCGTTATGTCAGTGAACAGTTCCTTTGCTTTATCCTTGATTGCATCGATATCGACACCAACACCCTTCAAGCTTTCCTTAAATGGCTTGAGTACATCACCCCCACTAAATACAGCGATAACAGCCAATGCCAGCGAATTAAACCCGCCGATCAACGCGGTGATGATCCCCCCGATAATCAGCATGGGGGATGATATGTTAGTACCAAAAGCGTCATTTAATGACTTGGCTACGAATTTCGCCGCATCGCCTATGCTCTTCAAAACGTCTCGTATGACAACAAAGATTTTCGTATTTATCTGTATATCTGGAGCACCTGCCAACGTCTTGAAGAAATCATCGATAATTGGAGCTACCGAAGTACCAATGGTAGCTGCCAACTCCTTCAAATTCAATTTCAGGGATTTGATACCCTCGGTAATAGCATTCAAAATTGGAGTGGCTGTCGGGGCGATCAGCAGCCCCAAGTCCAGCTTCCCGGTGCCGACACCGGCAAGCCCTGTGAACGCCTTTTTCAGATCGTCTATCGCCTTTGAGAAATCGCGAGCGGTCTGGATGTCAGCGGCGGTCTTGCGTACGAACTCGTCCAGAGGTACGAGCGCTTGACGTATGGAGCCGGGGGTTTCGTTCAACGACTTGACAAGCGCGGTACCAAAAGTCTCGCCAAGAACCTCAATGGCCTTCTTGAGACGCTCGGCCGGATCTTTGATCTTTTGCAGGCTCTCGGCAAATTTCTCAAGATTGTTGGAGGTGAAATCCTTCTGTAGAGCCTTAATGGCTTCCAGCTGCTCGCGCGCGTTCCGCAGGCCCTCACTGCCTTTGGACAGTAGTGCTATCTGCTCTGGGGTCAGATGAAGCCCGAGAGCGGAAGCAATGGCGGCGTTCTTTGCCGCATCACCCGTTCCCTTGAACAGATCAGCCAGCTTATTTAATACGCGAGATACATCAATGCCGTTCTTGTTGATGCCATCTAGCGATCCATCAAAATCCTTTAATTGCCTTGCACTATCACCAATCGAGGCCACGAAGCCCCTTGCGATGTTCTGTGCCGATGTATCGACCTTATCGCCAATAACCTGTACGCCAGCCGCCAAGGCGTTTGCGAGCTTTATGGCGCTTGCTATTGAAGTTTCTGTATCTTTTTGTCGCGCCGCCGCCCTTGCAGCATCTTTATCAGTAATTTCTTTTTCTGCATCTATCTGCTGCTGAATTTTTTCTGCCGCCGCTGCCTTAACTGCTTCTGCTATCTTAAGCTGGGCAGCCGCCTGTTGTTCAAGATCGTGCTTTTCGTCTTGACGAGCTTTCTTTTCTGCCGCAGCCACTTCAGCCTTGGCTTTGGCTATCCTGAAGGCATTATTAAAAGCGTCGTCTAGTATCTTCTGTTCAGCTTGCTGGAGGCGGAACTCAGCCTCCTCCACCGCCAATACAGCCTTGCGCTCTGCCAATTCCTTATTAAATCGGTCATCGACCGGATGCCCTTGCAACGCAAGAAGCGCCTTCTGTGCCTCAAGCAACGATATTTGAGCATGCTCTACCGCGAAGGTGCTGGATTCTTCGTCTTTTTGCTGTTTGATAATTGCCTGCGATAAACTCTCACGTGCCTTTTTAATATTCTGTGTATTAGTAACAGCTTTAGCAGCACTAGCTTCTTGTATCTTATCTAAATTGGTAAATGCCTGTTCTACCGCGTCTACGCCTTTTTTGACAGAATCTGTAAGTGCCTTTTCTACATCGGTTGCACCTGATTTGATAGAATTTTTAATCTTATCCCACTGAGCTTCAAACCCAGCCGAGAGCCCTGAAAATATGTTTTTAATATCTGTACCACCAATGCCCAAGCCCTCCAACGACTTGGTAATGTCGTCCAATGGTCCCTTCTTGACACCAAGGCTTAATTCTGCCTGCATATCCTTAAAAGCGGCGGTAGCCGCCAGGAGTTCTCTCTGCTTATCGGTTACAGTACCGATCTCGTCCTGCATAGCCTTGAAGGCTGAATTTGCATTTTCTAAATCAGGTACGAGTGCAGCATACGTGCTCTTTAATTTTTCTACTACGCTTACAGCGTTTCCCTGCTCCTCCTGCATGGCCTTGAAGGCTTCATTGGCGCGCTCCAAAGCCTGGATTATCCCCGGATCAAGCTCATCCAGCATATCCTTATAGGCAGCTTGCGTCCGCTCCAAATCCGGAACAGTCGCTCTTACCGCAGCACCAGTGTTGCTAAAAGCAGCGGCGATCCTGTCAAATACCTCACCAAGGACACTGCGGCTGGCAACGAGGCTCAATTCCTCATTCATGTCCTGCAAAGCAGTGGCAGCAGTAGCCAGATCCTTATCGAACGTAACTATCGGCACGTTAGTGCCATTGAGAGTATCAAGCATATCCTTCAGGGCGGCAGCAGAACTTTCCAGATCGTCGCGGAAATTGCTGGCAAGCGCTTTCGAGCCTATCTCTTGCACGAACTGCGCATAAGCTGCATTTGCACGATCCAGCGAGGAGGCAAAGGCATCTGCCCCAACAGTGCTCAAATCGAAAGCGCCGATAGAGCTTTTCAGAGTCTCTCTGGTACCGTCTACCGCCTTGTTGAACTCCTCTACGTCCTTGATGCGACTGCTTATCGCACCGCCAAGATCAGACGCAGCAAACGCTTCCACTGCGCTCTTGACATCCTTAGCGAAGCTGACGACAGCAGTAGCAATCGCCACCTTGCTGAGAGTGGTATTTACGTTGAATACCTCCTTAGCCAACCGCTGAAAATCAGAAATAGAGCCAGTTACGAATCCGTTGATGTTTCCAAATACAGTCTCAGCCGTTCCACCAAGCGTGATCAACGCCTGCTGTGGCTGCTCAGTACCTAAATTAAGCTTAGTATTATTTGCGGTATCCTCAATCCGCTTGAAAGCAGCGGCACCAGCAGTACCAACGTCGTCAAGATTCTTTTGTATTTTATCAGTCGGAATATCGATATTTCCAAGTCTCTTAACTGCATCGCCTAGAGAGCCAAACGCCTTCTGTCCAGCTTCCGCCACATCCTGAAGCTGGCGAATAAGCTCTTCGCCACCATCAAGCGCGATTTGTTGTAGGATTTTGTCGTTCTGGGCCATTACTTATTGATCCTACTAAAATAGAACTCGCGCATGCGCTTGGCCACGTCCCGAATGATCTCCAGAAGGTGGAAGCGCTTCGGTATCCTGACCTGTTGTCTCAGGAAGTATTTCACTTCCCCAGTACGCCTGGACAGAAGCAAAGGAGCCCCACCAGCCTTGCGATCCACACGAAAAAGCCCGCCAGGATAGTTTCTGGCGAGCACACCTTTGGCATCGGGCGCAAAACTCATAGGAATGGCTAGAAGGGGCTTGCCTCGAATCAAAGCTCCCTTTTCATGAACTAGAAAATAAGGAACATCATGTGACACATCGATAGTGGCATCTCCACTGGCATCGTCCTGTTTGACTTCTACATGCAGGCCATCTGTCCAGCGCGAACCAAAGTTGCCAGCCGACGCGATGTCAGCACGGCCCTTTTTCAAAATTTCCTGCTTGGCATCCTCGGCCGTACCCTTTAATGCTTGTTTGACCCTATCCGCCTGCTGACGAATGGCGCGGTTGAAGCGCCGTCCAATGGCATCACCATCGAACTGAAATCTAAGCTCAGGCATCGTCCGTAAGCTTTCTCACGGTTTTATTTACGTTCTTGCGATCCCCTCTTGATGCCAGAGCAGAATCGGCAATGTAGCGTGCTCGATCAGGGTTCAGGCCACGTTCTATAACCTCACACCATCCCCGTAATTCACGCGGAGTATATTTCCACGCTACGTCTGGGGAATGACCTCCGATACGGATGACCCGTTCAAGTGCGATGGCGATTTCGTAGCCTGATCCTTTCCACCATCGACGGAGGCGGGATTTGCTGGCATCGCCTGGGCGCGCAATCCGATGCTGCTTAGTTTTTCCACGAAAGGGCCAAGACCGTCCTTGAAGGTGACATCGAGGATTGCCTCAATGAAATCAAGCTGATCACTGGCCCCAAATTGTGAAGCCCACTTCTCATGTTCTTCATCGTCTGGATACCCAAGCCCGCAAGCGATCACTGCCGCCACCACTTTCGGTGCCAGCTTCATCACATTGTCAGCAGACAGGTCTTCGTCATCAAGCTTGCGATCCGCCAGCAGCTTACGAACTTCCGGGAATTTCTGCATAAGGGTACTGATCCCATATGCACTGATTCCCGGAACCGGAATGTTAACGGTGAGGGGATCACCATTCTCAGTCTCGGTCTTGATCGGCACCTTACGACGCATCGGTGCGATATTGAGAAGTCCAACCATGTAGAATTCCTTCCCTTTGTTTGTGTAACTTATTACGACTCTGCGACGAGGTTCGTCAGTTGCAGGAAGCCGAAGCCGTCATCGGTAGCCGAGAAAAGGATTTCCCCTTCCACTTCGATGCCGCCCCACTCGTCCGAGATGAAGTTGATAGAGGCAGACGGCTTGTAGCGGACGTTGAACAACTCGATATTCCAGCGCGGGCCGACATCGTTGCGCTGCCGGAAACGCACCTTGCCGGTGATCGACTCCTCGCTCATGATGCTAACCGTAGCACCGCCAGGAGCAGCCTCATCGATTGTCCCCAACGACCACAGGGCAATGTTGAATGGGGTGAACTCCTCGAAGATCGACCTGATAGTGCCTTGCCGCTGCAAGGTCACGATCAAATCCTTCGACTTGATGCCCGACCGCTGGGTGAAGTGCTCAAGCTCCTCGACGTTGAGCGTGACCTCGCATTCACGCACTTCGCCCATGTCGCGGAATTCCGTGTTGCCGGCTGGCATGAATTCGTAGATGCCCTTACCGACTTGTAGATTGCCGGTGCTGGGAGAGGTAAGAGAAACCATAGCATTATCTCCTTCTGCCTAGAGTTCGCTCGTTATGAGCGGGTAGGTAAACGCGAATAGCATTTGTAGTTGGCCTTCCATCGAACTGAGAGTTTTCATGTCGGTATCGTACCCTTGATACGCAATCTGCCCATTCGATGTAACCAGAGAGATTAGCTCAGAATCTTCCAGTAGAGTCTTAATCAACGCGATCCGATACTGAGACAACAAGGGGCCGTATTCGTCGGATTTATCAGGGATGCGCTGATTAAGAACTGCAAACACCTGTGGATGCATCACCATAAAAGCGGGTCTAGAAAACGTACTGCGCTGGGTAGTATAGCCACCAACAGGTGAGCCAATATCTTCAGGGCCATCAAATAAATACAAAGCTGGTCTAGCATAATCTCGCAACGGGGCACGGTTGCGATAAACACTTTCCACAAATACGCCGCCGCCAACAATCGGCGTAACATTAAGAGCCTTCAACTCGTTGAGAGCTTCCTCGATACGCACCAAAATTAATTCGTGCCGGTCCATTAATTCAACGCCGTAGCTGAAGTTCCCAGTATATGACGACGCCAGCCGGATCGAGCTTGCCGGGAGGCGCTACTATCCGAAGCGTCTCAGTCTCGGCACCCGTAACAGGATCAAGCCGCACCAGCACCTCGGTCTCGTTATCAGGCTCTGCCAAGATTGATCCATCGGGCGCAATAGCCGCTATGACGCCAAGTTGATCCGTAGCCTGAATTAGCTCGCCACGTCGCTCTTGCGCGCTGTAATCGGTCAGATGCACATGACAATGCCGGTCAGTAACGCCACGCAGAATTGCCACGGCATTGTCACTCAGCCTTTTAATTTGCCGAAGCGCCACTTTACGCGCGCGTATGCTGCTGAACACGGGCATTTCAAACGACCAGCACCGCAGGGAAATTGCGCTTCACAAGGCCGAGAAACAGCAGCCCATAACTCGTAGCCTGTAATCCGCTTGGGCTGACCGCAGCGGCAGCACCGCCTGTACCGTAGCTTAAGGAAATACGCCCCAGGCTTTCAGACGTGATCAACTGCGAACTTGTATCGCCACCGCTTTCAACGGTCTGGTTGGCAATCGAGGCCAAGTGCGCCGTCAAATAGATAAGTGCGGTCGTATAGTCACCTTCCAGCCATGTCGTATCGACCCGTCGTTGCGCTTCCAGCAGCACAAGCTCGAACACGTCCGAACTGGTATCCGCTAACTCGGGGAAGCGCGCTATGACATCGTCCACTGTCGGAATATCATAAGACATCTATGACGCCTTGCTCAGACGCACCTGCGTACGCGGCCCTATTGGGGCATTAGTTGGAGACGGTACTGCTTCTGCTTTCTGTGCCAAATCCTTCAAGATAGTAGCGGTGCCTTCGTCAAGTTTGCCCCACTCTTCTTGCGGCGAAGGCGGCGGTACCGGCTCTAGCACGACCTCTTCGGAAGGAGGCGCGGGATCGTTAAAGCGCATCGACAACTGCTCGGGACCAAGCGGCGTGAATACGACGTTAAGCGCCGACGCAGCTTCCTCGTCCACGGGTTCGATCCGCAGCGACTTACTAAATCGCTGGATGCTGATCGCTGCCTCTTTCGACAAAGCAATATGAATTGTTACGTCAGAATCGAGAATCTTAGCAACAAGCTTGCTATCGTGAATGATACGTCTGGCCCTCGCAAGGTTAGTCACGCGAAACATCATGGGTATATTCCTTTCGAGTGGTAGGGGGCATCAAGCGGGGAAGGACGCGAGATGCCCCCCTGCAAACCGAACCGCGAGGCGCGTCACACCATCGCTTCGGCTTACTCGTAGGCCGGGTGCAGGATCTTGTCCACGTACCGCATTGCTCCAGGTCGCCGGATTTCGAGCCCGCCAGTACGAAAAATACCGGGAACCTCGAATTGCATTGGGCCGTCCTGGTATGCTTGCAGAAAGTTGTGCGACATCGGAAGATGGAACTTCAACACCTGGGGATCTTTTTTATAAGCGACCATCCGCCCGGTACCGCCTTCCCCCGCCGTCTCCAGTCCCCGCACCGCCATGATGGTCAAGGGCTGCTTAGTATATGCCGTATAGGCGTTGTACTCTTCCAACCAGGACATGATCGTCCTGTCGATCCCAGTGACGCGACGAGTTGCGAGGGTCGTATAAATCGACACGGGCAGCAACAACATATCTGCCATTTCAACCTGTTTCGTGTCTTCGTATACCCCGCTGAGTGCAGCGTTCACATCGCGCATGATCTGATCCGAAGTCTTATCGGAAAAAGCCGGTGAACCTCCATCTCCATCAAGTGGAACCTCCGACACCGTCACATTAGGATCGTTGATCAGGCCGGTCCAGTTCTTGCCCGTGTCGCCAGTCAAAGCAACAGCGTCCAGAAACTCCTCAGCCGCGCGCGAAGCAGCAAGCGCACGATCCGCTGTAAGCGGCTGGCCGGTCATAGCAGCTTGCCCGAGTTCTTCGAGCGTATAACCGTAGCCAATTGCCGCCATTTCGAGGCCGTGCTCGAACTTCTGCCGGACCACATCGGCGCGCGGGATGTCCTTGGCCATGTGGTGGAACCATTCGGCCTTACCGACTTTATCGGTCGAGAAGAACGTGACCGACTTGGCCCATGGATTGGCCGACGTATCTATCGGTACGAGTTTCGTATATTGAATCTCGGGGTATCTTGTTGCGTAGACCTCGGCTTCGATTGACGAAACTTGAGAGATCAGGAAGCCCAAAGCCTGCTGCTGGGCATCCCGAGTGTACATCTGATACATATCAGACTCCTCATTATGGGGTTGTGCGGGAAGCCTCACAGGGGGTGACGCAAGTACCCCTTGAGAACTAGGTGAAAGCACACATAAAGATTAAGCCAACTGATCGGCTTTATCGATATGCAGCAGCGCGAGATTATTAGCGCCAGTTTTCCGCCAGCGTGCGCCTACGATTGGCCCGGTGCCGCCAGTGATGGCGAACACGCCGGTCGTAGCGCTGTAATGCACGGGATCAGCGGGGGTAGGCGCTGTGCCGGATGTCACCACCCAGATCGTACCATGAGACCTGACGCTCATATTCTGGTATTGCACGTACTTGTCGGTCTGGCTGACTTCCAGAGTGATATCACGCTGCGACACGCCGACAAATTTCGCCAAGGTACCGCCAAGAACGGCCCCCTTATCGGCAGTGCCACGCCCGACCGCAAGCCCGAAGCCAATCCCGGCCACAGTCTCACAAAGATAGGTAACGCCGTCCCACTCCTCCATGGTCGCGGGCATTCCGGCCACGGCCTCCGGGATGTTGTCGAGGTAAGTAGACTGTACGACAGCCATTTTAATCTCCTCTTTTCGAGCCGCAGAAGGCGGCGATGAATGTTAAGAATTACGCCGTCTTCGCGGGCGTCTTCCAGGCGTTTCGCATATACTCGTCCCGGTCTGCCAGCGCTTTTGTACGCGCGTCCATGACTGGAGCCGCGAACCTGATGCTGTCAGCCAAGCTACGGGCGCTGCCAACAGGTTTCACAGCAGCATCCTTAGTTATGACCACAAACGCAGCCGACACATGCTCGTCGGTGAACGTCTTGGCAGTTCCGCCCATGTAATCATCGACAACCTGCCTGCGAATCTCGGCATCGGTCTTGCCGTCAGTGACAAGCCGGTCGCCAAGAATGGCTTGCGCCTTGTTCACAGTCTCATAGCGCTCGCGTACCGCCTCGTCCTTCTGCTGCGGGGTCAACGTACTGTCCGCAAGCTTCTTGGTCAGAACGGCGATCTCGGCGTCCTTGGCCACGAGCGCCTCGTCCTTCTTGGCAATAGTCGCCGCCGCCGTGGCCGCCGCAGTAGCTGCGTCGGTCGTGAGCTTGGCGAGCTTGTCAAGTTCCTTCTTAATCACGGTCGCACCGATCTCGGTGGTTTCGACCGGGATGCTGTCGATGGTAAGTGTCACACTCATGGTTGAGTCTCCTTCCTCGTCTATGAGAACCATGTCGATCAAGTCATCGCTGACGAGGGAGTTGCTGTCATGACTGATCGTGTAGTGATACGTCTTTATTTTCTTAACGCCTCCGAAAAAGCCAGCCCCCGGTACAAGCTGATATTCCGGAACTGGTTTAATTTTCGCTTTATCCCATTTCTTCTTTTGTTCCTCAATTAACTTCTGCGCCTGTTGCAAATCCTTAAGATGTCGAGCAAGCTGCTCCTGCTGAAACGATACACGGGCCTTAGCTTCCTCAACGTTACGGATAGTGTGATCAGCTGGAGGTTCAATCCTTGAAACAGCAGCACTTGCTAAGGCAGTATGCCCAACAGAAGTAGAAGCAAACTCACCTGTAATCGGATCGTGATTCTCGTTATAATCCAGAACTTCGACCAAGGACTCGTCTGGAGGCATTTCATCGAAACGAACCTGGAAATGCGTAGACCTTACTTCCTTATATCCCTTGAAAGGATGCCTAAGACGTGCCAATCCGCGAGTAGGTACATGTTGAGTAGGGCCTGGAACTGCCCGCGCGCGGTTCCAGATATTACGCTGCTGTTCGATATGCGCAATTGCCGCCGCTTTCGAGGTGAATCCCGGCGAGTTGGGCTTGAGAATAGCGCCCTTAGCGTTTTTACCTACGCCTGGAATATGGATAAAAGGTGCTTCCGGCAGTTCCCCCGTTTTGCTCTTGCGGCTAAATAGTTTGCGCAGGATTCCTGGTGCCTTGGGGTTAGTCCAGACGGTGCGTGCCGGATCATGATAACGCTCCGCTGTTGGAAAGGTCTGTCCAGAAGTGGCCGTGCCCTCTCCATAATGCAAATGCGCACCATGGGGAATAGCATTCGGATCTTCAGGCTTACCAGCAGTTCCCCTCGAATGACCGGCACCATAAGGGCTTGGCTCACCGGGCGCTCCAGTCAATCCAATTTTAGCATGTTGGCGTCCTGGCTGAATTTCAATGGGCTGTCCAGACCAGGGATCGAGTTTCAGGGCTCCACCTATCCCTGATTCCTGCTTTCCCATCCGAATTTCAGGCTGCTCGCCAAATATACCAAGCGTCTTTGCGTGCATTATTGCAAGGTTAATAGCTTGACGACGCCCTTCTGCTGCCGTATTAGCAATAATAGGACCAACGCGCCAATGAAGAGCTTTGTTACCTACGTAACGTCCCGGCTTCTCTCCTGGGCCTGCACCTCCAAGAGCGTAACCAGGAGGAAGCCCGCGTTTTTTACGTTGTGTCTTCGGGCCGTCCGGTCCAGACGTAAATTCTCCGGTGTTAGGATCATGGTTGGGATTTCCGCCGTGACCCGGTATTAAATCTCCTATAAAAAACTCATCGTTCGCATACGCAACAATAGCCGCCATCTCGTCTTCGGTAATCGGAATCGCTTCTAGGTACGGCCCCCCAGTGCGTTCCACGAAACTGTCGTAGGACTCGTCATCCTGAGTCAGATCATAACCACATTCCGGGCATGTCTTGGCATCATGTGGAATATCAGCGCCACATTGCGAACACTGGTCCATTTTGGCAGCATCGTTGATGGCAGCTATTAAAGAATCGCCAAATCCAGCTACGGTGCCGGGTTTTACGAACTCTTCAGACGACGAGAGTCGCGGCATAACTGAATCAGCGTGCTCATCACCTATCCGAAGCAAGCTACCGCCCCGCGCCGAATTGACAACGGCGAGATGATTGGCCCGGATATTGGTCTGCACAGCATCGTACGATTCGCCATCATTAGTCACACCGTCACCAAATTTCAAGTCACAAAGGTAACCTAAGCTCAATTCCACCCGTCCATCCTCGAACGCTTTGACAGCATTTGCGTCCATCAAGGTCATAGGAACCCGCACGTAACCGCCATCTCTAATGACTTCATCGCCCACGCTGCCGACCGCATGTTGCTTCCAATTAACCGACGACACCATCTCGTTAGGATGTCCAACCGTTACCGTTTTGTGGGCATACGACTTCAAGGAATCGGCGCTGAACACCTCGCTAGGCGGCCGGTAGACCCGCACGCGATCCAGCTCGGGCTTACCAACCTCGCTCCCCCGGTAAATCTGAATGCCCGTGCGCGCCACGCGCGGCTGGGCAGTCAGAAAGCCATCCTTGGTCTTGCGCACTTTTGCCTGCGCGTCGAAAACGAGATCGTCATGCAGTTCGAGCGACATTGATAGGATGCTCCTGTGTGGGAGGCTTTAGGTCGTAATTCACGTAGCGCGAGACCCATGGTGCCAGCGTCTTAGCTTCCCGGTGCCACGGTTTTATACGCCCGCTCCAGAACACGATGCGCGCCTTTGCAAGCGAAGCCCTGCGTATGCGGATGTCGCGGTAGAAGCTGTAGACGCCATCTTGGTCGGCGGTCCAGCGTCCGACGAACGATTTTCCCAGGAGCTGGGCCGACAGATACGCCTGATCGGACCCCAGGTAGCCTTTCTTGCATGCATCGCGCGGGGACGTAAGCGGATCGAACTCGGTCCACAGCCAGTCAAGCCGTCCGGCAGTAAATAGGAAAAGCGAACCATTCAACACCGTCTTAACGCGCGTGCCGGGAACATGATAAAAAACACATTCATCTGGGCGGTCGAACAATGGCGTCACGTCATTAACAATAAGCGCGTCAAGATCGAGACTAACTATCCGTTCACCCGGCGTGATTCCCATTGCACGCTGAGTGACAGGATCGAAGATTCGGAGGCGGCGGTAACAGCTCGGGAGATTTGCGCCCGAATAATTCGGAAGGTTACTATGATCTGGCCAGAGTGGAAAAGTCTCGCAATTCAAGCCGATTGGGTCGTCAGTAACGACGATGATTCGGAAAGAAAGTTTACAAAAGGTTTTTAGTTGGTGAATCAAGGCATGAACGTGCGTTGGCGTATAAGTCTCACGGAAAGGATGTTCTCCCCGTTTTCCAACCCGTTGGTGCCATTTCCACATAATTATATTTAGCATATACTTCAACGCCAGTAATGACGAATCCACGGTGCCTCAGACTGAGTTATATCGTGCCAAGGCTTCCAGCGTCCGTTAAAGGAAACTAATCTAGCATTACGTGGAAATATTTTTTTGTGTACATCCGAGCTATAACTATAAATTCCGTCGCCCTTAACCCATCCTGGGTATGCACCACGAAGTACATAACTAATCCAGGCTTGATCCGACCCATGTAAGCCATATCGGCGTGTAATTATCGGCGAACGCTCAGGGCTAAAGGTATCAAAAACATCCTGCATCCTACCAGCTCGAAGCATAAAGAGACTTCCTTGATACTCTATCGGACGACCAGGACTAATGCGTTTCCAGCCAAGAAAACAGTCTGTGGTATTTGCAAATAACGGTGTCAAATCCCTAATGATCACGACATCGAGATCCATAGAAACTACTTTGCTATCCCTCGGAATTTTCATCGCATCGGTCACGGCTCCATTAAATAGACAGAGGCGTCGAAAACACGACGGTAAATGCCGTCCGCTTGGGTTAGGGATATCTTTGAATGTATCCCATAGCGGGTAAGTATCTCCGACAACATCTTTTGGATCGTCCGTAATTGCTATTACTCTATGTGGTACCATCAAATTCCGGCTAATCATCCGTTTAAAAACATTTATGTGCTCTGCCGTGTAACTCGACCGACAGCCTAACTGACTCCACTTCCAACAACAGATCGTAATAGGCTCAACCACATTATACTCGCTCTGGCTCTTTCTCTACAGGCAACTTTTCCAACACGACAGGCACGTCGAACCAATCGGAAGTCTTGTATTGAAGCACCAGTGTGCCATCGGCCTTTTTTAACCAGCGAAGATACACGACAATTTTAAAGTTCATAGTTGCACCTTATGATACCGAAACGAAAGAATTTTAGGCTTGGACCCTTTCGGAAAGGCCCGCACTATTTCTTTCAACTTAGCATCCTCTGGCTGTTTGCGAAGGTACTTGACCGTTGAAGAATCTCCAAGCTTTTCGTAGCGTACAAGTTCATCGGCCATAATCCGAATAGGCGCAGTCTCAGCACAACGTCTCCGGTAATACCCATCTGACCCGTAATACCCTGACATCCGCTCATCGTACCCACCAATTTTCCAAAACATAGCCTTGGTCATAAACCAACTGTTTGGATGCGGATGGATCTTCTCACCCGAATGCTCACGCCGGCTAAAACGATAAATCACGTTCAGATCATGCTGCCCGTACACTAAGGTTTTTAGTACTTCGGCTGTTAGTACGTGATCCATGTCGGTGAGCATGACCCACACCATACTAGCGTGCACTGCACCGATATTACGAGCTGCAAGCCAATTCCACCTTACATCTACCTCAATTCTAAAAAGTTGAAAATCAGCAATGGGACGATCCCATCTAAATTCTTCTAGCACTATTTGTTCAGCCGGGTGCCCAGGCGATCCATCATCGACAATAATGCAGTGCATGTATTGCCGTAAGTCTTCCGGTAAACCGCGCCAGAAACCAATTTGCTTTCTAAAAAAATCTGGATTCTCGTAGTAAGGCATAATCAACGTAAACGACTTGGGTACTGCGCCCAAAGGAACTTTCACAATGGGCGCGTTGTCGCACTTTTCGCGGCCGGTTTTCATTTCAGGTAAGCTTCACAATCGCAAAGCCGTTCTTTTCAAGTTCTCGGATCAAGTCAAGTCCTTCGACCGTGACAGTACCAGACTTATCTTCTGGATATGGGGTAACACGTACATGACGTGGCATAGCCAGCCTCAAAGCTTCAGCAGCCTCTTTATCGGGTATCCACTCGAAACTATCCTTCTGATTGAAAGTAGACTCCTTGCCCTCATCCGTAAGATAGAACTCAAAGCGGAGTTCTTGCGAGAGCCAGCCACCTCTAGCACCAATAGATGACTTCAAGTCCACTCCCTCAGGGATGACCCGCCCACTATCAAGCCCATCCGCCAACTGACGCAAGGCATGTGCAGTAGCCTTGCACGAAATACAATTACCGAGTTGGGGCGAACTCCCATCTCCAGTACGCTCAAACTGTCGTAAAGCCATCGCCTCAGTCTGCAACGGCAGGGACGCTCCCGCCCCTGCGAGGCCCAAGAACGCCAGAACATTTCGACGTGACGAACGCGCATTGTGATCCATCATGACGCTTTCCTTCCCTTGTGTTAGACTCAGTTCCACGCTTCCTTAAACCAAGGCCACTTAATTGCTGCATCGGCATTCTTGGGACGCTTTGCTAGTACCACTCTAGCTTCTGGCACGGCTGAAAGTCCGTCGCCGTTAATCTGCGAAAGACGAGGGAACCATGCGCGAGGCATCATGTCAAGATCAGGCAGCAGCCCCGCAATAAAATCTTGATCTCCCCACAATCTATAAGTTATCTTCGGAGACCAAGTCGTATAAAGATGCGCATACCGGTTAGCCTCAAACACCATCACAGATGAATTATACTTTTTTATAACCTTTTTGTCTCCCTTACCGTTGAACTCTCCCGCGTGAGGCACCAGGGCAAATGGCGACGGATAATCCGCAATCGGATCGAGCGGCTTGGTTATCAACACGTCGAGGTCCAAATAAAGTATACGCCCGCTCAACCCAAGCTTGGGATTGAATAGATTTAATTTACTCCACCAAGCATAGACGCCCCGTGGCGTACCAATAACAATACGGTCCATATCGGCGGGCAAATAAGCGGACCTATCTGTGAAACAAACGAAATCATGTGGACGATCCAGATTGCGCTTCACCATCGAACGAAGCTTGACGACATACTCGGTCGTGAACGGAACATGCCCTTCGACAAATACGCAAGCAACAGTGAGGCTCATTGCTGCGCCTGTTTCCTCGGCGTGATCTTGGCATTCCGCTGAAAGTGCCTGACCACTTGTTCCGCCATCGGAGCGTAGGTCTTCCACAACAAGTTGATAACCCTGGTACGCTCTTCAGCGCCAATCAAGGCACCGCTCTGCCGCATCAGAGTGCTGACCATGCTTCGTGCCAGACTCTCGACCCGGCAACCGTTTAGCGAGCATACCTGATCGCCGCAAGCACAATCGTAGCCGATATGAAGTTTTGGTTTAAGAAGCTGAAGGCTCATGCCACTTTTGGCTCCATAATTGGACGCAAGATCTTTTTATAACGACCCTGCTGAGGAATTCTAAATTTTTGCTTTTTAACTTTTTGAAATATGCCACGAATCAACTCGCCACCATTGCGCCCGTTGGATCGTTCTAAACGAATTATTTTGTAGTCGTTAGCATCAGCAAGTCCTTCATATAAACATCGATGTGTTAGATAAAACCCGTGTTCGGGATAACCTTGACTGGCGCGGTCAAATATAATAAAACCTTGCACCTTGGTAAGATAGTGTATTGTCTGCCAAACAGCCCGCTGGTCGAAGCAGTGTTCGCCGGTTCCGAAATCCGTGACCAGATCGAACTCACCAAGTTTGCGTGCAAGATCAGGCGGAAGTGGGCGGTTAAGATCGTGTGTGACTGTAGCACGGCCATTGCCATCAATCGATTCATAACGTCCACAACCAAGTTCTTTATACCAATCCTTGGCAAGACGCCGTACGCCGTGAGTAACCCACTGATCACCGAGTTCAAGGACACTAAAACCTTTCGGCAACTTCAAATCAATAACAAACTGCATAGTGTGCCCGAGAATTCCCATATCAACCCCTGCTATAACCTGACACCATCACTGCACATTTATCCTTTGCTGCTGCTTATAGCATAAATAGTACTCCCGCCCTGGCAGCAGCTTGATATGCGTTGCCTTTTCATAACCTTTCAACTCAGTCGCGGCCTTGTAAACACCATCGATATGCACGTCGTCGAACATGATATAATCTTCGTGAAGCTGTCTCTGCGAAATCAACTGTGCTTCCAGCCGGACTTGCTCATATTTATGTTTTCCGTCGATAAAAGCAAATGTGATATGATCGAAATTCTCTGATAGCCAATGTACCCCGGTCGATTGGATGAACTCTATTTGCTCCGACTCAGGCCACGGCTTGAGGATCTCGGCAAGCGTTTTATAACCATCCACCTCGGCAATCGTGTTCCTGCGCACGCGCGCTAAAGGATCGATAACATCAAGAGAAACAACTCGCCCGGTTACATTAGGACGGCTATCGAGCAACGCCCACAACAGGCACATGGCAGAAAATCCCTTGGCCGTACCGATATCTAATAAAAGCACTTCACCTTGTGAACGCGCTAATATATTACGTACGGTGCTGTAAATCACTCTACCATGCTGCCAATTTGGAGGATTGACCTTAAGCGGACAGGCCAGGACACGCGCTGCATGTTCGAGGCGCTTACGATCCAGCGCGTACCCCAAAGCACGTTCAAAAGCAATAATAGATCCATAAATCTGCGTGCATTCCTTCTGGAATACAGCGTTGTATTCGTCGTACGAAGGCTGTTTATGAGCAGGAACTTTCACGTTCATTCCACTGGGATTAATAGGCAACGACACCTGTTGTGGGCGGGGATAAGCCCGCGAGCACGGTCGATGTCGTAAGGCCCGTCCTCCGCGATATTCTCGCAAATCATGCACACTCTGTCGTCTTCAGCGGTTTGCACGTTGACCTCGCCAAGACGGTTCAGCTTCGCCTCACGCCGCTGGATCAGGTTACGTTGCCGTGGAGAAGGGCGCTTCCCGCGCGGAATCACTTCAGCCTTGCGAGCGTCTCCTATATGAAAATGCCGCCGCTCACCGCTGGCATCGATACCGACTTGCTTGACGCCTGCCGCCGAGAACGTATCCAACGTGGCCTCGGCATAGGCGCGCTTCACGCTCCAATCGACCAGCATGTTCGAGCGCGCTTCGCCAACCTTCACGAGGCGCTCCTTGACGGCAGTATAGGCTTGCATAGACGGTTCACAGCGCATCGTAGCATCGGTAAAGGCCCGTACGGTCTGTTGCACCGTGGCGGCAGCGATCCCTTGCGTTTCCGAAATTGCCGCATCAGCCAGAATAGGCAGGCATTGATTTATCTGCGTTGGCGCGTGCTGTAGTGTCATGCATGCGCTACCTACACCTCGATTATAAGCTGAACGCACATACTTAACCGGCCACTCTCCGGTAACAGCTTGCTTCACGGCGGTATCAATAAACGAACTAAATGCCGCCACGCTGTTGATGGAATTCTTATCGACCACGGCCTCGCGCACGAGGCTATCGACCTTACGCCAACGGCGATTGAACTCTTCCCGAAAGGCATTGCGCACATCGATTGTATTCGTAGGATCGACCGGCAGGGCATCTCTTACCCGGCGCTTATGCCGAAAACCACCGGAAGCGTGGTAAGCAATAACCTGCTTCTTAGTCCAGATTCGACCGGACGGACTTTTGTATTTATCAGGCCCTAGTTTCGTGAATGGCATTATTTGAACGCTATCTTAGTATGTGCTGCACAATAGGGTCCGCTGCCTTTACGGACCAACCCGCAAAAAAGGAAATACTCTTTAGGCGCTGGATCATTGACCGGCCACTTGCACTGCTTGAGTTTTAACTTAGTCAGACGTACCGGTCTTCGCGATGTAGGTTCTAGGCGTTGCGTAACATAAACACCATCGTTTTTTGGATTTAACGCCGTAGGATAAAACCTAGTTTTCTTACTACGCGACTGCTTTTTCTCTTGTATAGACCCTAAATTGATGCTGACCCCGCTGCGCGGTTTTGACATGCCAAGCCTATGCCAACGTCCTATCAAAGAATTACCGGAAAGCGCGGGGAAATATTTTGCAGCTATTTTTGTAAAAGACATACCCTCGTTCTTGCCCTTAATGAGCAGCTCATCGTCTTCCTTAGTGAAATCGTGGTGATGTCTACCCATGGTAACTCACAATGTGGACCTACGTTTATCCAACACCCTCTGCGAAGGAGCGCCGGGGATTGGCAAGGGCTCCCACCATGTCAGCGGATCGCTAGGGACAGAATCGCTCTCGATAATGATCGGCCCGCCATGAGGCCGCCAATAACCGATGAAAACAGTGTGCTCGGTTCCCACCAGGACGCGCGTACCATCTTGGGGAAAGTCGGTTATTGCGTGACGATGTTCGTCTATCATCAAGGCATCTCCACTGTAAAATAAACATCGGGTGTCGTAATCAAGTTAGGCATATTAAGAGCCCACCACAGCGGGTTACACACGAAGGCCGCCTCGGAATGATACACGGCCGGACCTGGGGCAATGTAATCCGGCAGAACAAATGGACGCCGTAAGGGATTCGATATCTGGCGTTTGCCAAGACCATAGACGTTTTCTGTCTTGGGCAACTCATGAACGCCGTTTACATCCGTGATCGTCCTGCTGACATGCAACGAATTAACCGGGTTGCAGTCTTGCCTATAGAGAGCGATCTCCCACTCGACCAAGACATCAGCACCAGGGATAACCCTGCCGCCTTCCTGCGCTGGAAGAATGCGACCAAACAGCCGATCATAAGGTCCCTTAGTATCGAAAACCCACCAGACAGCCTGCACGCTTATGATAAAAAAGCAAATCGTTGCTCCTATCAGTACGGTCCTACTCATTTAGTTTTTCCCTTATTGTCGTACTCTCCGTTAATAGCATCTCGAACCCAGCCTCTTCCATGCCTAAGCTCCCTTATATCTTCTTGAACGGCAACTATCTCGGTGCGCTGGACCGCGAGTTGCGTCAAAATGTCACCCAATCTTTGGTTGGATGTGGTTAACGCGGCCATCTGGATCTCAAGAGAGGACATTTTGGTATCAACCTTGACCTCCACGCTCTCAACCCTTCCTCTTATTATCATCACGAAGACAGTGGCGCTCACGGCATAGACTATAACTTGCCCAACCTGTAGCAGATACGCCACTTCACCCACAAGGACGCCTCCTCAAGCTATTTTCGTTCCAAAGCAGTGACCCTCTCGGAAAGTGCGCGAATCCTGTCATCTAAAATATTAATATTTTTTTCCAAATCTACGACGTGACGAGCCAGTGGAGTTTCCTGCCGATCAACCCGCGAAGCAAAATCACGTACATATGCTCGAATTTCCACTGTTTGTAACCTGTTCGCTTCAATAGCCATTTCCGCCGAATTAATCCTGGCCGCCTGCGTTGCCACCCAGAATACAGTGAAAATCATATTGACTATAATCGTAACGGCAAATACAGGGTTATTCTTTACCTGCCCTACTAAACCATTACCATTTTTGTCTCCGTTGCTCATCTGAATAAATCCGGCGCACTGAAGATAGTCTCCAGTGCGCCGGGTTGTCTAGACCGCTGGAGCCGCGACCGCAGCGTTGAGTTTCGCTGCATCGGAAGTCGAGAGGTCGAAGATCTGGTCGATCTTAGCCTGTACTTCAGGAGTAACAGCCTTGCCGAGAGCATCGATGACCTGTTGCTTTAGCGTAGCTACCATAGCCACAACAGAATCAACACCAGCGGACTCTGCCTGCACCGCAGCCAAGACTTCATCAATTGATGCCATCTATTTTCTCCTCCTACGCACCAGGGGACCGCCTGGATCGGTCTATTAGCTAACCTAGTACAGACTGCAACTTAGCACTTGAAGCCTGTACAGTCGTATGTATCGCATCTAGCTTTTGCTGGTTCTGTACAGAAGTCAAGACGAGAACTTCCCGTAGCAGCTTATAGAACACTTCCAGCTCGTCCCATCGTTTGGCTTTTACAAAACCAGCTACGATGAGCAGAAAGTTACTAAGATCCATGACCACTCCCCGTCTGAGAATCTCTAAAAATAACTCTTGTGTTGGAGATGTTGCCAACTGATGACACCGCTTACGGCTTGGCGTTGAGGATCGGGTTCACGCCAGCGGGCGCGACCTTGGGAACCTCCACGGTATTTTTCTTCTCGCCCTCGCCACCAAGCAACAGCGGCACGGTCTTCACCGCATCTTCCCGCAATGCAACCAGCGTGTTATCGCCGGGGAAGCCATCGACAACCAGTCCCTTCGCCTTCTGGTATTTAGCAACGGCGTCCTTCGTTTTAACCCCGATGTACCCATCCACGTCGAGGTTGGGAGAAGGAGACACTACTTGATTAAGCAGCTTTTGAATTTTCGATACATAATCCGGTGCATAAGTTAAAACCCCTGCCGCAGTCTGCAACTCTGGACGAACAGCCGGGAAATCAGATGCACCTCTGGCTTTGAGCCAATCAAGCAACGGTGGAAAATTAAAAGCATCCTTGAGATCTTCCCCAACGGCGTTAACCGAAAACCCGCGCGCCAGGATTCGCCCCAGCAGCGGCAGCATAGAACTGACCTTCCCGAAGTATGGCAGAAATTTCATGAATAGTGCGAAGTCCATGTTAGCTCCTTCAGGTTGTTGTGACGCCAACGAATTCCCAATCTACCTTGTCCTTGCCGGAAATACTTAACCTTCGAGCAGTTTCCGGCGAAAGATCTATCCCAGCATCATTCCTTGGTACCTTGCCTTTATTCGGACCAGATGGAAGTGGTGTTTTATTAGCGTAGCAAGTCTCTGCTACTGGCCTAGTGTTTTTAGATGGATAGTCATCATCAACATTCCAAGGGCCGATGTCTTCGATGGAAGCTTCTACCGTCTTCCCATTAGCGAACACCCTGACTTTCGGCCTATCGCCCTTGAGTCTATATGGTAAAGCTACATATAAATCCGTGTCATTAAGTGGCTCCCCTGTGTAGGCACTATCATTCGGGTCTGCCGCACCGCCAAACACGGTCGCCGTGATATTCATCTGCCTGCCTTTTACCTCAGGGTGAGGCACCGAAACTGCCGGGGGAACCTCCTCCTTGAGCAAGGCTTTCCAGGTGTTGGGTCCTACGATCCCATCAACTGTCAAACCTTCAGACTTTTGGAAATCCTTGACCGCCTGCTCAGTGACCTTCCCAAATATGCCATCCACAAACAGCAGCAATTGAACGTATTCGACATCCTCGCCTTTAGAGCCTAGCTGTAAAACAGGAAGCTCGCGGCTTACAGGAGGAGGTTTTGGAATTGGCGGTAGCTCTGGAGGTTTCGGAATCAGCGATGGCTCTGGCGGCACAACGACCGGCGCATCTACTGTAAAAGTACCACCGCCACATGCCTCGAAGTGCATTGGATCTGTACGGCCCTTATAATCGCCTCCCCATCGAAACCCAACATGCTTAAAAGCATCTACCGCCAACTGCGGCATTGTGCCGTGCCCAGTGTTGAACCCATTGTGCTCGGCATCGATATCAATTGCTGCTCCAAAAGCGTGGTTAGACCATCGATTTGAACCGGCAATCTTGCGCGGATTATAAGCCCCGTCATACACGGACAACCTGAGTGCATCGACCTTCTTCTGATCGTGACCGCACTTGTCCCAGATTTCCTGAAGAGCAACCTGCAAAGCTGGCGCTGCCTTCTTATGAAATTTAATTGAGCTTATTGGCTTGCCTCCATAGTACATTTGAAATGGAGGTATGACCTTGACCAGTTGTGCTTCCAATTCTGCCGATCCAGGCATCCCATAAAAATCTATGAGAACCTTCTCAATATCTCTGGGCCACGTAACCGTTACCATTACCCTAACGCTTCCTTATCCCCAATGTGCAGCAGCACAACGCTTGCAAACCATCAACGGCCCCCAAACCGTAATGCCCTTACACCTATGATAACGGCCGTGAAAAAGTTTGCACCACAGTTCACGCATCATGTTTTCACCTTGCGCCCAGCTAAAATAATAAACACCAAAAACAAAGGCCAAAGAGTCACAACACCAGTAAGCGTGATAAACGCAGCTACGATAGTAGCTACTTTGGATTTCCTAAAAGAATCGCGCACCGGTTCCCAAAGCTGTTTGGGCGATGCCAGCAGCAAAATCAGCGTAATAAGTTCGCCAATTATAAAATATATCATGAAAGTATTTTGCCTTTAGCATCGAAGCGCATGGCTTCAAGCATCTTGCGCGCCTCTTCGCCCAGCTTCTCACCGATGCTCTTCTCGATAAAATCAAATCCAGCAGGTGTCAATGCATATTCCGTAGCTGAATCTTCACTTAGAGTAGCAGCCAACTTGTGCGCACGAACTATCGCCGCAAACTTTTCATGCATAAGATTTTCAAAATCTGCTTGCGAAAGGGTCTTAACCGCTCCCAGAAGCCCAAGCGCTCCTGCACCCGAGATCAACCCATATCCAACCAATGCTGCCCCGATACCGACTAGCGCCACTTTTCCAGCGAACTTCAACGTGTCAGGATCAGTCAGCTTCTTCTTGAAATACGCGCCCCAAGTCTCCTTTGAAGCACTGGCAGATGGCTCTGCCGACCCAAGAGTGCCTTCCTGCTTATTATGAAAAGCCAAACCGCCGCCACCAAACTTTATACCAGATGGACTAATAGAGAAAGAAGACACACCACCTCCGGAAGTCCATTGCCCTTGCGGATCGCGCGGCTCATTAGGGTCGTAATCTTTCATTGGAACCATCGCGCGCAATACCTCTGGCAACGCTGCCCCAAACATTTGTTGCACCTCGCCTGGAGCCAGGATTATTGCATCTCTCATTGCACTAGCTCCACGCGCATGATTGGACGATTATGTTCATCCCGATGTACTGAATTAACCCGATAATGCCCGTGCCGATGGAATAGTAATTCTTTTTCCTCGGCATGGCCAGTAAAACCACCAAACTGATACAGATCTAGCGCCTTTGCACCTTTCTTGGCGCTGATCTCTAGTATAACTTCATCTCGACTTTGCGGGGTACGCCCTAATAAGTGCCCTAATGGCCCCGAATGCTTCCCGGTAGGCTGGGCAAATGTACGCGACACATGGTCCCGATCTAAAGACGTTGATTGATAATTTTTAATTGGAAGCTCCTTACCCACAAGAGATTCTGCATTGTCATGCACAACTGGATTTTGCAATCCTCGATACACTACCGTGTCTTTTGCAAGCGTAGATTTATCCAAAGCAGAATCAAGATGATTAACAGCTTCTACCCATTTTGAACTCCAACGTCCCTCCCCACGCAACCAAGCATTCATATCATCTGAACCCGTTGCATAACTCAAAAGCGCAGTATACTCATTCTGATTAAACATCCCACTTTGTTTGACGTGAGCAGATGGATCGGACGAATTTACCCCACCCCCTGAAGAAGCCCATTTCCCATCTGGACCACGCGGCTGGTCAGGAGAATAGTCTTTTGTTGGTACCTTCGCTCCGACCTTGATCTTAGTAATAGCCAACTCATGCGCGTGCTGCTGCTCGGTCTGCGCTGCTTGCTGCTCTTGCTGGGCGACCTCCTGCGGGCTTGGCCCTACAGGTTCGAGCTTACCAGCGTCGTAGTCTTCCAACGTTTGTTGTAGACCTGGATACGTGCCATCCTCGATAAGCTGGTTCTCGCGAGCCTCGCGTAGCACCTCGGGTGGAATCAGCCCCATATCATGGTCAATCTTGAAAGTGGCAGCTTTCTTCGAGGCCAGATCCGCCTTCTCAGTCTCGGTCATCTGCCAGAGGCTATTCCACTCGTAGAAAATGCCGGGGTCGCGCGTGCCCAAAGCAGAGCGAATAAGTACCTCATCAAGGGTGTGCAGCGCAGGAGACAACTCGGTCTTTTGTTCCGAATTAATATGGTCGTAGTAATTCCTGGTGTCGCTCTCACCAGTCGCAGACAACCCGGCAGGTGACTGCCCCAGCATGCGCGTAGCGGGAATATCAGCCGCACCGCCAGCCATCAACAAGTAAAGTTTCAAAATATCCGGGAGGCTGCCAAAATTAAGTGTCTTGGTCTCGAACTCCTCGTCGGCATCGAGCAGTAGCATATTATTGACCGACTTCATCATATTTCCATATGTGAAGCGTGAAGTCATACGATCTGTATATTCTTGCGATGTAAGGTTCTCACTAAGATTCGGTACCTTGATAATATCAATCTTGGCCTCGTGCGTTAACGACGCAATGGCCGCAGCAACCGCGCTAGCACTGTTGGTCGCATCGTACACAGATTGCAAGATACTATCGCCCCACATCCGGCTTTCTGCAATCGTAAGATCCGGGACCTCACGTCCTATCAAGCGTACGACGCGCGAGGGATGGATACGACGCAGAAGCTCGCTGTTCTTTGCATTCACCGAAGTTACACTAAGCCCGTAATATTCCGGATGCCCGTAGAACGGATCCATGACATCATCGATGATCTGCCCGGAAGTCGTTATCTCGTAGCGACTAAAAACATGCACGAATTTCAGAGAACCTTGTTTAACCCGATCTAAAACAAGCTCTTGCTCAGGACTACCAGCCCCATCGACACCAAGAACAATAACAGCGCCGCCATAAAGACGGGCGCGAATGAGCGCTCGTTTGAGCTTCTGCTGTACGGCATGCTGTTTCTCTGCTTCTTCAAGCAGCTCGATTTGAGGCTGATCGGCCTGCCAATTCCGCCATGCGCGTGTTGAATCCTTCGCTGGGATATCAATAACCTTGGCGGCAATCCAATCGCTTCGGTAAGCCGCATCCAATTGCATCTTATCGAGCTGTGTATAAACATAACGGTTATGAAACGCCTTATCCTTGGGCGTGCCAAGATTCGTAACTAGATTCTTCAGTCCATCAAGCATGCGAAAAGGGGCGTTCATCTTAAGTGCTCTCTGTCACACTTTACTTTTTTGAAGTAGCGCCTTTTACAGCCCACATCGCAGCATCCTCATAATGCGTCATCGCCAACGCCCACAATCGTTTGGCTTCCGGATCGTCGGTCTTGCCGGACTCGCTATGGCAGATGTCGATCAAGTCGGCAGTGTAACGTTTGATCTTGGTAACCATATTATCTTGCGAGGGATTAAAATCCTCACGGACTCGAAGAGCACCGATGCTTCCTGCTGGCATTTTATAAGTTCCTTTATGGTTAGTTTTATTTCACTCCGAAGCAAAAACGGTTTGAAGGACCTCTGTTACAACTTCTTGATCCTCGGGACCAAGATATCTCTCGATCAAATTAGCTAATATGTGTAGCGCCCGAGATTGCTGTTCCGATTGCAATGCTAGCTTACGTAAAATCTCCCCACTAGGAGAAAGCCTTTGTGCAACTGGGATATAATCGACTTGGACTTGTTCCGCATCAAGCATAAACATTTCCTTTTCTATGGCTCGTTCCGCACCATTGTGGCGATGATCTTGAACTTCCCTACAACCACCGTCGATACGGTCAATCCAATGACGATTTCTGCTTCATGATAATAAGTGCCCGCTTTGATCTCCTCGGTATCGCTCGCATCAAGCACAATGATAAGCGATCCGATATCTGTAGGAGTATCCTGATTTATCGCGATCCCACCGCCAAGATCGGTGCTTTTCTCCACATATACGTCATCGTCAACAGCCAGCACGCTCTTGCCCATCCACCAGCGCGCCGTGGCACCACTCAAATCGACCGCCACTCCATCTTTATCCGTAACTGGAATAGTGATAACTGCACTATCGCCTTGATAGTGAATAATATCTTGACCAGTTCCAGGCATTCTTATTTCTCACGCAGCAAGAGCCCAATCTGTATCTTCTTCGTCGTTCAACGTCAGCCCGTGAAGGACAGTAATGTTGTCCTGTATTCCGACAAGGTGATACTCGATATCGAGAATTCCTGCACAGGTGCGCGCAATATCAAACTGCCCCGATAGCACGACAGGCCCGTCAATAACCCCCTGAAGAACGTAGCTAATCTGGGCAATTCCAGAAAGTGCATAGACATTATCTATCTGCCCGACAAGAGTGAACCGTTCTCCAACCGCCGCTGTGGCCGCGACACTAACCGCATCCGCTTGCCCACCTCCAGCAGCATTACCAATCGCCGCTGTAATCGCGATACTGGTTGCAGTTGCCGTTCCGATCCCAGCGGCGGCTCCAATGCTAGCAGCAGCAATAATTATCGCATTGGCTGCGCCGATCCCGCTGGCAGTCCCTACCGCAACACTAACAGCCGCTCCAACAGCAAAAGCCTCGCCTACAGTACCGACACCGGCACCGGTAGTCAGCGGATTTCCAAAATCATCGACAAGGATATTACCGAATTCATCGACGAGGATGGATACCGCCGCTGTCGAGCCAACACCTGTAACGATTAACCCTGTTGCTGCATCCGCTGTCCCAAAGCCAGATGCAAGACCATTAGCTGTTGCCGTTGCCACACTGACAGCGGTAGCTATTCCCGTCCCACTCGCTTGTCCGACATAACCAGATATAGCATTGCTAGCTGCATCCGCAGCGCCAACACCGGCTGCCGCGCCAATAACCGCAGCGGTCGCAGCGCCGACTGCCGAAGCCGTGCTTGTGCCAGCGGCTATACCAATAGCCGCATCGGTCTGAGCGCCTACCGCCGAAGCTGTGCTTGTGCCACTGGCTGTACCGATAGCCGCATCGGTCTGAACGCTTACTGCCGAAGCCGTAGCAGTGCCACTGGCCGTACCGGCTGCTGCGTCGGTCGCAGCGCTTACTGCCGAAGCTGTGCTTGTGCCAGAAGCAAGCCCAATAGCCTGACTCGGGCTAAGCGCGCTCGCGGTACCTGCGCCGGAAGCCGCGCCATTTGCCGCCGCCGTACTTGCCCCAATAGCGGCGGCTGTACCAACACCAGTGGCCTTGCCTATTCCGATGCCCTGCTCGGAATAAGCCGCTGCATCACTCGTGCCTTTAGCTAGACCTATTGCAACGGCGGTCTGCACACCAACCGCCGTCGCTGTGCTCGTGCCAGCCGAAGCGCCATCGGCCGCATCGGTCTGAGCACCTATTGCCGAAGCCGTACTTGTGCCAGCGGCTGTACCAATAGCCGCATCGGTCGCAGCGCCTGTCGCCGAAGCCGTACTTGTGCCAGCGGCTGCGCCAATAACCGCATCGGTCTGAGCGCCTGTCGCCGAAGCCGTGCTTGTGCCAGCGGCTGTACCAATAGCCACATCGGTCTGAACGCCGACTGCCGAAGCCGTACTTGTGCCAGCGGCTGCGCCAATAACCACATCGGTCTGTGCGCCGACTGCCGAAGCCGTGCCTATACCGGCAGAAGCGCCATCGGCCTTCGTTGCAATAACTGTTGTGGTACCAACAGCGTTTGCATCGCCAGCACCGGAAGCACTGCCAACAGCCGCATCGGTTTGCGCGCCAACAGCACTGGCAGCGCCAAGTCCGGCTGAAGCACCGACACTGATAACCAGCCCTAGACTTACAGCAGACGCAGCGCCTAGACCGCTTGCAGCACCAATAGCCGCATCGGTCTGGACGCCAACGGCAATGGCGGTACTCGTGCCCGCCGCCGATCCAACAGCAGCATCAGTCTGAGCGCCGACAGCCGTAGCCGCGCCGATCCCAGCAGCGGCTCCGACCGCAGGAAATAGTCCAGTACCAACGCCAGGGGCAGCACCAAGCCCGCTCACCAATCCAACCGCTGCATCGGTCTGAACACCGGTAGCGGTTGCTGTACTTGTGCCCGCCGAAGCTCCAACCGCAGCGTCAGTTTGCGCACCAACGGCAACGGCAGTACTTGTACCCGCAGCGCTTGCGACCGCTGTATCGGTCTGAGCGCCTGTCGCAGTAGCAGATCCGATACTGGTAGCGCTTGCTTTTGCTGCATCGGTCTGAGCACCAATTGAAAGCGCCGTACCTGTTCCGGCAGAATCACCTTTTGCGGCATCGGTTTGCCTGCCAACAGCAGTCGCTGCACCAAGGGAGTTTACCGTCGCTCCGACAGCCGCCGCAGTCTGGACGCCGACCGAAGTCGCTGCACCGATACCCGCCGCCGCAGCCGTTGCCGCATCGGTCTGCGCGCCTACAGCAATAGCCGTGCTCGTACCAGCAGCAGAACCTACTGCTACCCCCGAAAGGGCCGTCAGCAGAGTTATAGGCTGAAAAGCGTAGCTGGTATTTTTCGATGCTTTGAAAAGCGATGGACCCCAATCGGTAACAACACTAGGAATAGCATATACTGAAGCGCCGACAGCTATAGCTGTGCTGGTGCCAGTAGCCGTACCAGGGGCAGCGTCAGTCTGAGCGCCAACGCCAGGAGCCGCACCAGTACCGCCTGCCGTACCGACGCCAAGTCCAGGCGTGTACGTGATGACGATGAGGCCATCACCACCTGTACCAGCCGTCTGGCTGCCGGAACCTCTGAGGCCGCCCGCGCCGCCACCACCAGCCCCGTAACAATTGGTTGCATTGGCATTACCACCGACGCTGCTTTCCCCGGCATTATTTCCGGTAACTTGCCCACCACCGCCACCGCCACCCGTTGGGCCGTGTGTCGAGTCCCACACATTGACGGTCGTTTGGGCTGCACCATTTCCCCCTGTACCGCCCGCGCCGCTAGCCGTGGCCGTACCGCCGCCGCCGCCCGCACCGGAGCCTGCTGTCGCACTGCCATTCGCGACACCATGGCCAGTACCAGCGTTGCCATCGCCGCCGATAGCTCCGGTACCGGAGCTTGACGCCGTTCCGGCTGTAGCCGATCCACCATTGCTCCCACCACCACCACTGCCGCCCGTTCCGCTGGCTGCGGGTGCTCCACCAGCCTTGGCCGCACCTCCGGGGCCAGGAGTGCCAGCGCCACCGCCACCTCCTCTGTTGGTGGCTGCAACGCTGCCACCAGCTGCACCTACTGTAGTTGTAGTAACTGTATACGTGACCGGGGTCGGTGACCCAATTATTACGGTTTGATTTCCTCCCGCGCCACCGGTACTGGTTGTGGCATTTGTTCCATCACCGGAAAGATAGCCATAGGCTCCGAAAGTTACATCCGCTTCGTAGATAGTGCCGGAATTCGAGATATTCGAACCACCAGCATTGATCTGGTAGCGCGTGGTACTGCCGAGTGTACCACTCGAATAAGTAAGTCTTACATATTCGCCAGACCCGCCACCTCCACCGCCTCGCGGGTTGGCGCCCGTCGTCCCGACAGCACCATTACCACCGCAACCTAGAAGCTCGACAGTGTGCCCAGCCTCAACAAAATCACCGGGCTTACTCCAGGGTGCCGCCGAAGCAATAACAAGAATAACCTGTGTCACAACGTAATTCCCTTATTACGACGTGACTGCCCATAACGAATAGCATATTGGATAATTAAAGATGTACTCTTGATTTTGGAGGGATGCGCCGTAATCGGTTCACGCACCATCAAGCACTTACCATTCGGTTTAATCACGCGAATTGCACGGTCATACCCATAACGCAGATTAGACTTAAGCGAGGATATATTATTAGTGATAATAATTCGTTCACCACCATCGATCTCAGCTATGTAATAGACTGAGCTAAACATGATTCACTTGAATCCGAGCAGGATCATGACGCCTAAGCGGTTGGCGTTGAGGGTTGGTGAATAAACCACATCACCTGCCGCGTTATCATGTTTTGCCGTGCAATGAACTGTCGCGTTGAAACCAGTAGCCGACTGCGTGATATCAGTTGCCCAGCCTCCGGAAGATTGAGTAAACACGTCGTTGTTAGGGCCAGCCACCACCAACCCGGCATGAACACTATCGCCTACATTCACATGCATAGTACCATTCGGATTAAGCGGCGTAGCGGACCACTCGCTGGACCACTTCACAAGGGAATTTGTGAAACTGCCTTGCGCACCCGTGTAATAATACAACACGCCACCGAGATCGACGCGCTCCGAGCACTGGAACGTCACGGTATCGGCGGTCGTCAGCGCAATAGCGCTCTTACAGATAAAAAGACTCACCAGCATCGGTGACCCGGTCGGTCCCGACAAGTCAACCAAGCCTTCGTAAACATTGGACTTCGAGTCGATAAGACTGCACACCGCCGTATCTGGGTTTGTAATCGTCCCACCAAACTCATAAACCAAAAGCGCACCAGCCGGAACAGCCACAACCGGGTTAAAACTAAAAGGCGTATTGGCGGCTTGGTTGCGTTGAAACGCACTACCAACGAGTACCGGATTTGAAATTGCCATTTTACTTCTCCAACAGGCAGCCAATAACCTCTGTTACGACTTCTTGGTCTTCCTTACCAAGATATCTTTCTATCAAATTAGCTAGTATATGTAACGCACGAGATTGCTGTTCTGCTTGCAATGCCAGTTTACGTAAATATTCCCCACTGGAAGATAGTCTTTGCTCAACTGAAGCATAATCAGTCTCAACTCGGTCTACTACATCGAACATGGCTGTCTCTTTTCACTATTACGCACCGAAGTTCAAAGCGCCCACAGGTGCCGCAGGCGAATAAGCCGTCCCACCAAGATTCACGGTAACCGTACGCCCGGTATCATACACCCCGATCATCGGATAAAGCTGAGCAGGGGGAGTTCCAAGGCTGTTAACGATACCACCAAGCCCACTACTAGCGTTTGTAGGATCGACGGATGCGTTATTATTCCAATTACCGGAATTAACTCGAACGAATAGAAATCCAGAATTGATTGCAAGGCTTATTGTATCTCCAGCCGAGAATGACGCATAGGTAGCTACCACACTAAAACCAAATACTACCTGACCTAAACTATTGTATCCCGCAGAGTTGCCATCATTACCAGGAGCATTGTTAAAGTCCCCCGACACATTGCATAGCCCCACGCTGGTGTAGCCGGGAGCGTCCATTGAATCGATATGCACCTGATACATTCTAATGATCCCAATATTATCATTCGCGCTACTAACCGTCGCTATGGACGCCCCCCAAGTGGTCGCGGTCCCCTGAGTAGCAGTCAAATTACCGTTTGATAACGCAGTTCCAGAATATGTTTTCGCGGAATCTAAGGATACCGCTGAAATAACCCCTGCAACCCTCGGCCCCATCGACGCAAATGTAATTGGAGACATTATTAAAGTGGCTCGTACGTGATGGCCGCCGAGATCGTACCCGTCCCAGTGCCGGTAAACCCCGACAACACCGCCTCGCCAAGCGGCTGGGTGTTTCCAAGAATAGAAAACTCCCCAGGATCGCAGGTGTACCTCAAAATTCCCCCATATAGATTTAAGCCTAATGGAATTTTAGCATCGGTCACGGCTGCCGAGCGCTGCGGTCCAGCAGAAGCCGCAGTAAACGTCACGGGCGGCGCAGCTAGAGCTGCCGTGGAAGGATGCGCCGGACCATCTGAGGCAGGCGCTGCCAACGCTGTCGCAGTAGTCTCAACCGTGGTTACACGCGCAAAACTCAATATACCGGCAGCCGACGTGCTGCCAAATGCCGATATCATGAACCCCACGATATTGATAAGCTGTGTGCTGGACCCACCCTTAATCGCCATGTAAGTCGCATTAGCTAGTGCAGATGTATCGGCTGTCGCAGTCGGCGACCAGTTTTGATTGGTAAATATGCGACGGGCCATTTATGCGATCCTTCTAAGAACTAGCTACAGGCTTCCCATCCATCACGTTATCTATGATTTTCTGGAACGGCGTATGCACATAATCTGACTGGCGTGAAAGCCATTCGCAAACGTCACATATGTAAACTCCACCGCACTTCTGGCAACTGGCTCGCTCGCGCGTACGCATTGGGTTTTTGAAAAACGGCTGCTGACAATGCTTACAATGAAGTACCGCCATTTCCAGCATTTTTCCGCCGGGGACCTCTGGCATATCGAATCCCCGCGCCTGGAAGTATCCCTCAGGAATACCGGGCGAAGCCCGATGATCTATCATCAAGTACCCTTCTCGCTTTGGAAACGACATGTGTCCCTATCCTATGCGCCAGTTGGTACCGTCACAAAATACGGGCACGGCATTATTGCTGCCCCCAGCGACGATAGCAGCGAAATTGCCGCTTGCGGCAACAGTGCTGTCGGTCACAAACATCGATAGTCCCTTTAGCCCAGCCTTAGGGGCGGGAAGACCAGCAACCACATACACCCCTTGTCCGGCCATATCGTAATCATGTACCTGCGACGAACAGAAGGTGAGCAACTTCGCTGGGTATCGAAATTGGTTGTTCCTGATGAACAAGCTGCCACCATCACTATTTCCAAGTATAACCGTCTCTGCTGTACAAGTTGGACTATCCAGAGAAAGAGAACCAGCGCCCACTATTTCTCCAAAGACGATGTACATTTTAATGGTCGTTGGACTGGCAACCGTATTTGAAGTGCTAAGCAAGTACGTACCAGTAGAGGCTCTTGTCCCGGATATCTGACCCAGAATTACCGTTCCAGCAGTGATCCCACTTCCCTCAACAACCATCCCTATAGCAAGAAAACCGCCTATCACTGCGCTGACCGTCATCACTTGACCGCTGACCGTCGCAGTCACTGACCCAGACACAGTGGACTGACTAAACGAAGATGCAAACACAGCAGTGTTTGTACGTATGCATTTCCAGCATTCACTTCGCGTTCCAATGATACTCACGCTGTCTGATGCAGCAATGTCAAAATCCAAAAAATTGCCTGAGGTCGCCATAGCCGCTATTGCAGCTATACAAGCTGAATTGTTGCTCTTAATACCAACAACATCACAAAAATCCATCCCCCCGCCAATCCAACGTATGTTCAGCGTATTTGCTCCACTGATCAGCAAACCTACATCATGATAGCTGGCGTAGCAACCAATGTAAGTATTCTCGCTGTTTGCACCACTAGGAGCGCTCCCATGAATATACCCGTAGTTTGAATTGAACGTCTGGCAATTCATGATGATATTGCCATGAGCGCTGGTTCCCCCATTGGCGCCATCTGGGCCAAACCACACGCACACCGTCTTATGCTTGATGTAGGAGTGTGTACCACTCCCAGCAGATGCCGTGTTAATAGGAGTTCCACCAGCTATGTAGGCTAGTTGAAACGTATTGACCGTAACATTTGTCACATAATAAACTGTGGGCTGCGGAGCAGTCGCAGGGATGAGCGGAGACGGGAGCGTTCCCGTCGTGCTCAATGTAACTATCTCCCCATCACCCAAACCATGCGCCGCCTTCGTAAAGACCGCTGGAGATGCATTCGTGATCGAGGTAAGCGCAACCGTAGTCGAATCTCTCTGTGTGGAAAAGTGCAGATTATCGATCTGAAAATAATTGCAGCCGTTTAGCCACAAAATAGGACGCCAACCCTCAAAAGCAACACTCGGCTGCTGACCTGTGTAAGTCGTAATTGTGGTCTGCTGCGGCCCTGCCCCATATATGCGCCCACCCCACGCCCCGGTAATGGTCAGGTAGTCCGATACTTTGTAGTTTCCCCTTGGTAAAAACACTGGCGTATTAACAGCAAAGGTATTTCCATGCGACGATGCGGCTGGCCCCCAAGCTGCGTCGAAAGCGGCCTGTAGAGCAGCCCGGTCATCGGTGACACCGTCACCTTTCGCGCCAAAATCTTTTACATTGATAATATCTGACCAGCGATCAGGAGAAGTCCTAGACGTTGGAGCGCCAGTTGCCGGGAATGCAAATTCAGTGAATGGAGTGGTATCAGTCATTGATTTAATCCGCTGTCAGAGGTTTACTAGTACCATTAATAAGTACATCGGTCGAATGGCCGGTCAATGCGTTGCCTACGCTAGTACCCGTACCAGGAGAACCTGGAGGTCCGGGAGGTCCGGGAGGTCCGGGAGGTCCGGGAGGTCCGGGAGGTCCAGCAGGGCCAGGGGGACCGGGAGGTCCCATTGGTCCGGGTGGTCCCATAGGCCCAGTAGATCCACGAACTGCCATAGCACGTTTTCCTCTACACTATTTAGCGTCCAAGAAGCTTGCGGATTGCGGTCTTGCGCGCTTCCATCATGCGAGGCTTCACAATAACAGGCTCTTGGTGCCCATCGGCATAACATTCAAGCACCGCATCCGACATCGCGCCTCGAATTAATGGCGCTACCGCTTGCCCGATATCGGTTGCTCCCCGGCACGCGATCCCAACGACACCCACGGTGACTGGATACATTTTCTGAGCGCTTGGACGAAGCTCGTCGGGAAGCCCTGAAGGCAACGCGCGTTCGAGCAGCCAAGCATGAGAATAAGCGCGTAGCTTCAGATCGATGGGCATGAGCGTTCGCGTGTAGTGTATCTGCGTCAGCGTCTGTTCGTCCGTATTGGGTTGCGGCATTCTCGGAAAGATATGCGCCCATATCTTCCGTACGAGCGCAACGTCACATTGCTCGATAGCGGCACGGAAGTGTTCGTGCATCATGCAATAACCCAAATCACAAATTGGATTATTGCACCTGAAGCCAGCAATAAAATTGGCAGCGTTATGAAAACACCAACGCCTGTCCAAAATTCATCTGGCATTTTTACGTGCTTCCATCATACGTGCGCGCACGTTGTCAGGGTGCCTGAGCTTATCGACCAGCTTACGCCTCACCTCTAGACTGCCCTTGCTCTCGTCCTCCCAGATCTTCTTTGCTTCCTCGTCCACATCATTGACAGCTTTGATCATGGCTGCTTCTACGTGACTGCCACCCACAACAGGAGTGGCCGCCATAGCAGTAGCGTCCACGATCTTCGGTTCGACCTTAGCTATGATAGGCGTAACAATTTTAGGTTCGACACCCTTAGCCGCAACGGGTGGTGCGACCTTAGCCGCGATAGGCGGCGCAGCCTTTTTAGCAGCCATTTTAAGAGGCTCCTTTAACTTAGAGGTGCGTGCCCAATGTTTCTAGAACCGCAATCGAGGCAGCACATCGCAATATGCTTGCCGTGCTTACCATGGCGCAATTCGAGATTTTCCGGGCGGTTGTCGGTGCGGTCGCCATTGATGTGGTGGACGGTTTCGGTTTTACGGAGAGGGCGTCCGAGTTTACGAGCTAACACGAGGCGGTGTTCGAGGACATGACCTGTGTTAAGGGCCATCTCCTTCATCGGATCATCACTCGCGATCCACGCTCTAACATATCCACTGCTATCGACGTATCGACCACCCTTCCAGTTTGAACTCGACGGCCCACTTGCTTTTTGCGGCGCAATATCATTCACGCGCATTATCCGACTAACAAACGATTGAGACCTGCCAATTTTTAAGGATATATCAGCCTGTCCCATACCAGATGCGTTTAGCTTTCTAATTTCTTCAATTTCCCCTGGCTGCACCAACGATGCCGGATTTTCTCGCAAGATGCCTCCAGCACGTTTAATCGCGTGCTTAAAAGCATACGTCGAAGCTTCACCAAACCTCTGACAAAGCTGTTCCATAGTTAGGCCAGTCTCATAAGCGGCGCGAATTTCTTGTTCCTGCCCACGAAATAAAGTCGCATTCTCACGCCACTCTTGCAGCCCTGTAAGCGGTATTTTTAACCGCTTAAGCGCCCGATGGACGGTGGTGCTCCCAATACCAAGAGCTTTTGCCGTCACAAAAAGCGAGTGCGTATTCTTGTACGACTCGACAATCTGTTCGTCCGTTACTGCATTCCGCCGAAGCTTGCCAGCCATTGGATGATCTCCGTTTTGAATGAGAACCATCCCGTAGCTAGCATAACCAACCAATGAGCGTCAAGCGTGATTGCGGTAGCTGTGGTTAACTGAGGCGTGATTCCTGCCGCGCCAATCGCGATATTAGGGGTAACGGTCCCACTCCAGAGAATCGCCGTCGCACCGCCACCACTCTTGCCGGTCGAGAAATGCGTGACGGTCGTGCCGCTCGCGCCCGAAGCCGGGAACGTAATTGCTGCGTTTGGACTCACGCTCCCACCCGACGACGCTGCCCACCCGGTCGAGCGCGCCACGTTCACACGAGCGTAACTGGTATAGCCAGCCTCAGTGGTGCTCTGCGTACCGGCATCGGCCGGATCGGCAGTGTGCAAAGCCACGACAATATTCGTCTCAGGCGAAGACGAAGCATTGATTGCGTAGTTTGCCCAGGTCGTTGCAGAAAACACTAAGTCGAGGATTGCATTTTCGGTTGTGTTACTTATTGACATCGTATTCTTGCTCCTGTTTTGAACCTAGTTAGAGACCCAAACCTCATCGCTACGATGCCGGTCATGGAACCTGTAGCCTAGAAGACGGATATGCGTACGAAGATCGTCGCCAGAGATACCAAAATACTCGATACCGCGATTTATCTCACACGCAATGACAGGTTTGTATTTAGCTATCGTTTCCTTCGCGCCTTGAAGCGCAAACAACTCGTAACCTTCCACGTCCAAATAAATCAAATCGCAGGCGTGAAGTGCTAGATCATCGAGCCTGAGTGTCGGCACATACCCTTTATTGGCTACCAAATACGTCATACCGCAATGAAGCGAAGTCTTCCCATCGTTGCCACGCAATTTACAAACGGGATCGACCATTTCACGTGCGGAGCCTAACGCCGCCTGAAACTTTATGACATTCTCCTCTGGCACGTTCTTAACAAGCGTCGGAAACATCAATGGCGAAGGCTCGAACGTATATACATGCTTGAAATGTGCCGAGAGATATTTTGCAAATACGCCAAGACATCCGCCAGCTTGAACCGCAATCCGCTTGTCTTTTACCAAGGGCATAACAGCCTTGAGAGAATCAAGGTCTTTCCAATTCCACTTGAGTTCCCGCTCATCTCCTATGAATGCCTGATAGTTCATGGATCTGAGGGCGAGGTGGAAGCGTCAGTCACGATGCCGGTGAGAGTGAACGCGCCGCCGCTGCCTTGATTGGTGGCGAACATGGAGGCACCGCCGCTCAATAGGATCGTGCCAGCCGCTCCGAGCGACGATGTGGCGGTCGCTGGGTCAACTGGCTTGCCGTTGGCGTCGATGAACAGCCGCCGCGACACCTCGGGAATATCTCCAGCCGTCAGCAGCGAAGCGCCAACCATGACACGTAGGTCGGCGAAATCTCCCGTGAAGTAAGCTGGATCGTCAATACGCCCGCTATAACCGATAGCAAACGGACGCCCGTTTGTTACCATCGAAAACGGATCGTGGATGTCAAGAGCAACATTGGTAACATCGACATCGTCAACGTAGATTTTTGCGAGTTTTTCCCCGGCCGGGAAGTTTGTTTCTGCCGAACTCAGAAAATGATGCCATGCCCCCGCAGTCGGGAGCGGGTCTGCGGAAAGCAACAACTGTGAAGACGCCGTTGCATCTTCCAAAAGCATGTAAAGAGAACCTAGGATTCCTGCGCTTACGGACATCGAAAGACTGATGGAATCCGAATCATTTCTGTCGCCTTCCATTATCGTATGTGGAGAACCGTCCGCGGAAACCGTAAACCAAAATGAAACTGATAATTTGTCGCTATCCGGAGCGGTTAAGCTCGCTATGTCTAAACGGGTTGCTCCATCAAAATGCACTGCCTGCGCCGTATACGATCCTCCACCATTTTCACTATCTTCTATCACCGCCGCCACATCGTTTACTTTTCGCTCGAAGCCACTAAACGCCCAATTAAAATCTTCATCTAAAAAATTATCTACACGCCTGAAAGTCGCCTCGTCGTCCATTCTTACAATTGCGGGGACATCCAGCCCAACATCGTCAAGCAAGTCCTTGGTCGCAGTATCTTGATCGATTAAACGAAAAGGGTTCACTTTAAGATCACCATCTCAAGTGTCTTTACGACTTACGACGTAGACAACGCAGATTGCTGAAAAAAACATCAATAAGCCTGCTAGCCAAAGCTGCCAGTTTACCAAGCCCATATCAGTACACCGATTAAGATCGCAGAACCCAACATGGCAAAGGTCCATATGAGTAGCTGCACCCAGTCGCCAGAGCTTAACACTGCGGGATCGCTAGAGACTATCATCGATGTCATCGATCCGGTCGGGCATTTCCTTGTACGCCCAATTAAAAGTAGTCGCATTCAGAGCCGTAGCGATACGCTGACAGCTCTTCTCGCCATCCATGCGCAGCCAATGCGACAGCGCGAGGTCGGGGGAAACCGTCACGTTGGCACGCGTCTGCGCGCCCCTGATGGCGCGATCCGAGTCGATTGTTACGAAGGGGCTAGTCATATTAGCTCCGTTGGCCATTGAGACAGCTCCTCTTAGTTAGTCATACACCAATACGGCCAATACAAGGGCAGCAACAATAATAACGGCAGCGATAAATACCCAGATAGCTTGGTAAGGAAACGGGAACGGAGACATTACAAATGCCTCCATAGCATCGGAGGAGCTGTCCCGTAACCAAGCACCCCACCGAGCCACGCTACAATAGCAATCAAACACAGCAGTCCAACAAGTATCTTTGCCCACTTGAGCACATCGGCATCAATTGCCCAACCCATAAACTTTTCTATTACCCACTTAATACCGAACGCGACCAACATAATAAGCGCTATGTAAAGCAGTAGGTTCAAAAAACTAAGAAGTAGGCCCATGACAGCCTCCTATCACTCTATAGTTATACCCAACTATAATCAGAAACGTAGCGGCTCTCCAACGTCAGCTTATTGAAACTACCACTGCATCCGTCTATCTGATCATCGTGCTTACCGTTTGGAAACTGCTCCATCTCGTCCAACAACGCGCGATTCCAATTTCCTGTGAGGATGCTCACGTTACCCGCTTGCACCTGTGCTGCAAAAGGATCTGCGCGTGTCTCTTTATCGCCTGTAACCTTATCAGCCCGGATCGAAAAGCCCCTAAGATTGCGTATTGTGCTCTCAGCAGATTCCTTGCCACCTGAACCGGGCTCTTGCTCAACATATGTTTGGAGCGTCCAACCCTGGCGCTTATCGATCTCTGCTGTTTGCTTGATAATCCGCTCGCGTGCAAGAGAACTCCACTGACCTCTACGTACGTCAGCAACAACAAACTGCTGATCCTTGGTTTCTAGCATCAGGATTCCAGCAGTATAATCCCCATCGTTGGCAGTTGCCCCTTTATCCCAGTAGCGTACGGCTTTACGAACATATTGTTTGGCAGGGAGCACATTAAGCACTTGCACTTTATCGATTGGAAATATCCCCCCGCCAACCACAATAGGCGATTGCTGATAGATCGCCTGGAATGACGCTTGTGAAAACTTGCGTTCAAGTATCCACGCTAACGGTTTATGCTCAGGAAAAAGAGCTTCGCCCCTGCGGCGATGCTTCTCATCTTTCTCAGCTATTGCAGGGTATCTTAAAACCTTGACCCCTTTAAGCTGCTCGCTCATCCGCCCTATCGGATCGTCAACGTGCCAGCGTGTTGCAATACATAACAAAGCGCCGTGCTTACTAAAACATCCCATGAAATCATCAGTGAACCAATCCCAAGTCTTATCGCGAATAAGCTGAGAGTTAGCTTCCTCGCGGCCCTTGATAGGATCGTCAATTATGCCAAGATCAAGAGATTCACCAACCACACGACCACCAACAGTCGTGTTACGGAACGAGCCTTCATAGCCAGGGTATTCCATCATCTCACGATTAAGCTCACTGGTCTTCAAACGCCCGGAAACCACTGCCTCATGCATAGCGGTCATATTAGGGAATATCTTAGGATACTTACTTGACCCGAAAGCACGCTGTATACGAAGATTAGCGCGTACGCCGAGACGATCTGAGAACGAACTAAAGATAGTCTTAGCGTTTGGCACCTTGCCAGCGAGCCAAGCAAGAAAGTCAATAACCTGAACCGATTTTCCATGTTGCCTCGGAGCCTGGAATATAAGCTTCGGGCATTTGCCCTTGACCCAATCGTCATAGAACTTCTGTAGCTCGCCTGCGACTTCCTCCTGCCACCAGCCAACGAGCATCCCTGGATTCATGAACTGCCGATAAGCCCAGAAAGACTCGTTAGCAGCCACACACCACGCCCGTTCGAGCGCGAGGATATCATCGGTCGTATATTGTCTTCGGGCAGTTTGTGGTAGTGAGCCGTGCATCAGTACTCAAGCTCTGTTTGAGCACCACGCAAATCGCCAGTACCGTTGCACATATCGCATTCTATAGAACCAGGTTTTTCAATTGATGTCGAATATCTATCACCTACAAAATGTATCTGCTCGATAAACATAACATCTATCTTGCCGCGACCTCTGCACTTCCAGCAGAGATTACGAATTCGATCCAATTCAACTTCTTCAGGCACGGCTGTTCCTTGACTTGGGTGGCTGGCGGTCGTCCTGGGAGGACATCACATTGGGCAGGGCTAAAACCGCCAGCCTATCTCGCGCCAAGCTTAACGCGAGAATTACGATTATTAATAAACCGGAGCACGATAGTAAGCCTTAAAAATCCCGTTAGGTTCTACAATATGGCAGAACTCTCCATCACTTCTTTCTCGAATAATCTCAACCCATATTCCGCCGATCTCAGCATCAACAATTGTATGCTCATCGCTTTTACGCAATCTAATTCCTGCGACTGGTACAGTTTTCCCTAGATTATGCATTGCGCTTCTTTTGTAAATCGTCGCCGCTGACTTCTACATCAACCGTTTCGGCGTCTGTTATTTCAGGATTAACATCTGCCTGATGCAAAAACGGAATTGCCTGATGAGGGATGCCGCGATCTCGAAGCTCCTTGACCACTTCCTCGCGCGTCGTGAGCACGACCGTCGTACGTGCTTGATTTGACTGCGTTAATTCCATACGTATTTGCTCGGGAAGAATTCGAGATAAAAGAGTCATGAATGCGGGAGGATGCTCAACGGCAACAAATTTCAAATACCCGACAAGACCGTCTAAGCCTTTTCCGTTTTGTCCGACTGCTTCAGCCGCAAGGATCGCGGCATCTTTTAATATGCGAGTTGGCGCTGTAGACTGCCCGAGTTTTGTACCAGAACCCGGTATCTTCGCATGACCTTTTTGAAAGCCTTTTACTCCGACAGGCATGTACCATATCCCTGCCAGCACAATATAAATACAATTTGTGTGTTTCTCACAAGCTACCGCACTCGCGTGCGTAGCGAGTATTTTTACTCGCCTATTTTAAGCCGCTGCTAGATCATTAGCACCGACCTCAACTGTTACCTGTTTTCCCAAGATATCCAATAATACTTTCTCTCGCTCCGTTTTACTCTGACCCTGATATAATCCGCGAATTCCCTTGAATGGACCAGCGACAAGCTGAATGTTCTGCCCTTTACTAAACCGTGTCGCTTGCTCGTCCAACTCGATAATGCCATCCTTGCCGGTTCGTTCGATCAACGATTGCATCGCCGCTTCCGGCATCCTCGATGGTAGCTCCCCGGTCATGACCACGTTCGCCACGCCCTTGGTCGATCTCAACGACATCCACCGACCGTCCAGCGGGAATGCGACGAACAGATAGCGCGGGAACAGCATCACTGTCTGCTTGATGCGTCGTCCGAGCCTGACCGTCCATACCTGTTCCTTCGGCAAGAAGCACCGAAAGCCTTGCTTCTCGACATTCCAAACCGCGACACCTTCGCGTCTCGGATGGGTACGAACGACCAGCCATGAACCCTGCATTTAGGAAAAGCCGTTTAGCACCAAATGATTGGCCCGTCAAATCTAACTGACAGTCTACCTTCAAACTATTGAAATCGTTGCGCTAACCATGCACCATGAATGGGGGGATACCCTGCTCGCAACAAAATTGATCCCCCATTGATCACGCTCAACCATGCGCATGGTGACCCCCGAATCACCATGCAATGCATGGTAAAAAGGGGGGATTATCCCCCTAGGAATGTATACTATAATGGGGGGATTAAATCCTGCTAGGAAATAATATATTTTACACGCAATAAGATATGCGCGCGGCCATTGCTATTTGTTGCTGTAGTCTGACTCGGGCTTGCAGCGCGCCGCCCGGAGGGCTGGCGCTCGGAGGGCTGGCGCTCGGAGGGCAGGCGCTCGGAGGGCTGGCGCTCGGAGGGCTGGCGCTCGGAGGGCTGGCGCTCGGAGGGCTGGCGCTCGGAGGGCTGGCGCTCGGAGGGCTGGCGCTCGGAGGGCTGGCG